TGCAACAGGATTTGCTTTCTTACCGCCACCCGTTGACGTTAACTGAGCAAACGACAAATGCGCTGCAAAAAGCAACGCAAAACTTAACAATAGGCCAGAAGTTAGCTTCCTCACGGAGGGGTTACCTTTACATCAGCTGGAAATACTCGCAATCGCTCATCAAGAGCCAATTTAGTAATAGTTGGCGCAGGATCAGTAACAACAAGACTATTAGCCGGAAATGTGCCAGCCATCATAATTGAATTGGCAAACCATTTTAGACCGACATCAGTGCCAGACTGATCAGCACGCGGTAATATCTCCGTAACGGTCATAGGAGGACCGCCAGATTTGAGATAGACCACATCGCCAAGGTTTTGTGCAAAACTAGGCGATGATAGAACAGCTAAGAATGCTGCCGATAGCAACCACTTATTCATACATTTCTCCCATTACAACTGAGCGTAATATACAATTGCTTGTGTGGCAGTTCCAGCAGAAGTATTGATACAAAGTGCATTAGAAACTGCTGTCTTAAGTCCACGCGCAAATGGTGAACCATCTACAAGACCAACTTGCGCAGTCAACTGAAAAGCAGGAGTTATTGCGGTAGGACCTCCACTGCAATTCGTTGACGTACCATAAATCAACTTCACATTAACCGTACCGCCAGCTAGAATCGAATACCCACACACATAGATTATTCGACCGGAACTCAGGGCAACCAACTCAGTTGATCCATTGGTAGAGGCATCGTAAATAGCACTGCTATTGCACTGAATTAATCCCTGAACAAGGCCACCAGTCGCACCACTCGTATTTGCGCCAACATAAACCGCATTGGCAGGAGGCGCTGCACCAGTAGCGGCATCAAAAGCGCCACCCGCATTGCCAAGATTTCGGACAGTTCCAATTACCTTAGTCGTTTCCGCTGACAAAGTAGCATTGACAGAAAACGCTGTATTATCAGAAGCAATAGTAACTCGCTGCGATCCTGTTCCAGTGACACCATTTCCCATTAACAGTGCCGCACCATTCATCTGCGCAAGATTTGTAACTGTGGCTACTGTCTGCGCAGCCGAAATATTAACCGTGCCGATAACCTTAGTAGTCTCTGCTGATAGAGTAGCATTAACTGAAAACGCCGTATTGTCAGAAGCAATAGTAACACGTTGTGAACCTGTTCCGGTAACGCCATTGCCAGCGAGTGTTGCTGCCGCATTAATATAAGATAGCGATGTGGCATTTGTAGTTCCAGGAGTGGTTTGGTCAATGCCTACTTTGCCGATAATGTTTGATCCAGTTGCAAGAGGATTAATCAGCGCATCGAGAAGCGGATTAACCGACGAGACAGTTGGAGAGATGATGACCTGTCCGCCAGAACCCGTGATAGCTGTCGTCAGCCGAGCACGAATGACGCGCGTTCCTCTCGTGGACAAGGCAACGGCAGTCTGCCCGGTCGTCAGGGTCAGTGGATTGGTTCCGGCCAGTAGCGGGTACTGCTGATTGACGGCGCTAGTCGGGAGGTTGACGAACGTGCCGGTCGTGCCAGAGCAATCCGTAGCATCGTTCGCATACTGAAATGAAATGACACCAAGTGTAATTGTTCCACTACCAACGATATCAATCAAGACAGTTGGAGCACTATCACCGCAAGACACAACAAGGTTAGTATTTACAGATGTTGCTGTCGTCCACGTTGTAATCGTTCCCCAGTCAGCACCTGGACGATTTCGGAGATTACCGCCAACACTCATTTGCGCGGTATTGTAGCGCGTATCGGTCAAAGACAACGGCGCGGAGTTGTACTGACCAACAGCCAAGGTATTAAGCTGATTGGTTGCTGCGGCGACGTTGGACACGGCACCGACGCGCCCCGCAACCATATTAGTGCCATCGGTAAAACCGACTGCCGTACCAGCACTTGGAAATGCAGAACCGTAATTAGATGACGTACCTCCAGCACCACCAAACGAAGTTATCTGATTGCCACTAGCATCAACAATTGCAATAGTTTGTGAAAACGTCGTACCTAATGCTAATGCAGTTGCTCCGCGCAATAGCGGACCACCACTAACAACATTAAGACCAACATAAGATGCATTAGCAGGTGGCGTTGCAGCAGTTGCGCCAACACCAACACTTAGACTGCTAACACGCAAGCCACCTGCCGTGTCACAAGACAACGGATCAGTTTGTGCAGTCGTATATGTTGGCGCTGCCGTCGTTACAGCACATTGCGCAAGAGGACCAGTTTGGCCAGAAGTTGTTGAGGCAATAGCGACTGAGCTAGCCCATCCACTCGGCAAACTATTATCATTAGCAATCGTTACACGTTGCGCGCCAGTGCCTGTTGCACCATTTCCTGCCAAGGTCGTCGCAGTATTAATCTGTGCTAATGAAATTGCATTCGTTGTACCTACAGTCGTCTGATCAATCTTAACCGACATATAACCAGCGGTCGAAATAGCAGTGCCATCCGACGCAATCGTTACGCGAGGCGAACCAGTCCCTGTAACACCATTGCCCATTAATGGCGTTACACCATTAATTTGTGCAACATTTGTTGAAAGATTAGTTGCACTGACTGCAACTAGCAACTTACCGGCATTATCGCACTGTAGCGGTGAAGAATTGCCAGTAGTGATTGTCGTTGGCGTTGTATTGAAACCGCAACCAACAAGCCACGCATTGGCAGGAGTAGTAGCATTCTGACCAATAAAATCAGTAACGCCACCAATATTGCCAACATTACGAACAGTGCCAATAACTTTCGTTGTTTCTGCTGTAAGTGTAGCATTAACAGAGAAAGCCGTGTTATCGCTCGCAATAGTAACTCGTTGGCTTCCAGTTCCAGTAACGCCGTTACCCATCAGAACGGTAACGCCATTAATTTGCGAAGTGTTATTAACCCAAGGTGATGTGCCTTGATTGACTGTACCAATGACCTTCGTCGTTTCGGCTGAAAGCGTTGCATTAACAGAAAATGCGGTATTGTCACTCGCAATTGTAACGCGCTGACTTCCAGTTCCCGTAACACCATTGCCCATAAGAGGCGTAACGGCATTTATCTGCGAAATATTAACCGAAAGATTTGTTGCTGTAACTGGGAATGTGCCACCTGTGCCAGTGACAAGCATAGCTGTGCCATTAGCACCTGTATTAGCCACACTCACTTGCAAAGGCGTTGTCGATGTACCGATTTCAGTACCAGCCGCATTGCGAAGATTGGTGAACAATGCGCGATTAGAAGTTACCTGGAACATGCCTTGCTGACCAGTGGTCAGAGCATTGCTCGTTGCCGTTGTCTGGAAGAAACCACCGCCACCAGCAAACAGTGACACACTTGGTGTAAATGACGCAGCATCCGCCGTGCTAACACCAGAACCAGAACAGTTCGCGCACTGAACATTCAGATTGTTAGACGTGCTTGCGATAACAGCGCCAGCACCATCAACAATTTGAGTTTTCTGAGTGCCATCCGACTGTTTGGTAGATGTTGCCGCCAATGTAGGAAGCGTAATCGTACCAGAAATATTATTGATATTATTCGTTGCACCTGTCAATTGAACAGCAAGCGTTCCTGTACCAACAACAGTAGCATTAAGATTAGATGCTGTTCCTTGTGTAACGGTAACTGACTGACCAGCCGAAATGTTAACAGTACCAATAACCTTGGTTGTTTCTGCAGACAACGTGGCATTAGCAAGCAGCGGCGTCATCGACGCGATGCCCTGAACCGTAATAACGTCGGCAGAGGCTGTCCCGGCCGTTCCTAGCGCAGGCTGTTTCGCTGCCGTGCTCGCACCAGTTGGCAGAGTAATAGTACCACTAATATTGGTAATATTCCAAACGCCAGATTGTGTTGCGGCAAAAGTCGTATTGCCAATTGATCCGCCAGCTTGAAATGGCGTTCCCAATGTCGTATTAATCGTGCTTAGTGAAGTATTAATAGTTACCAATCGCCCCGAGATAGACGTTGCGGCAGGAGAAGCGGTTAACAAACCAAGAATTTCATTACCGGCTGTATCAAGAATGCCGTGCTGCATCAATTGTAAACCAGCACCAAGGTCTTTTGACTTCAAATTAATATCGGCTCCATTAGTCACCGTAACGGCATTATCGGCCGCATTTGCACTAAATGCCCACAATAAGCAAGTGGACGACATTAGGAGTTTGCGCATTATAAAATCCTTAAAGTGCAACAGGTATGTACTGGCTATTACAAGCTTGAGAGAAATCCAGGCTATTAGTACATGGGGGAGGGGGAGTGCCGCCACCAGGAGCGCCTAGGCCAATGCCCATTAACAAAATGGTTCCACCAATAGCAGAAGAACTAATAAGCAAAACACCAAAGATTATTATCAACGTGCTAATATTGGGCATAACTGACCGACCCAGCAACCAAACTTGAGCCAGAAGCAGTTAAGCATAGAGCATTGCCAGAAGGTACGAATAGGATTACACCTGTGCCATTGCCCTTAGAAATTCCAGCTTGTGCAATTAGCGGGTAAGCACCAGTCAAATCAGTCGTACCAGTTCCGCAAGCCACTCCCGTACCATAAACAAGCTTTACGTTATTTGTATTGCTCGCCATCATGTCAAAAGAAGTGACGTAAATCTGCTTTCCAGTAACCAGGGGAATCACCTCTGTAGTCGTTGCTGCGGCAACACTGATTTTTGCAGAATTAGATGCACCGGCTTCTGGAATACAGTTACTACCATTCGATGTATGACACGGCTTAAACGTCTGCTGTGCAGACGCCAGTGTAGGCACACAAAGCAATGCCCACGATACAAGCAGGAGTTTTCGCATTAAAATGTCCTCAAAAAAAGAGGAAGCAATTATAGGCAATTAAGATAACGGTGTCAGAAAACAGGTAACAACAACACCAGCAGAAGATTGAATAGCATCGGCGAAATCGACCGACAACCGATTACCAGCAGCAAGCGTGACAGTCGCGACAGTCGCCGATAATGCGCCTGTCTGTACGGTATTTGCCGTTCCATTCAAATTAAAACCAGTTGTCAACAAATCAGTTCCGGCTCCAGGCGCGTCGGTGCCAGTGTCCTTAACAACTTGCAATACGCTCGTGCTACCAGCCGCGACAGAATGAATCTCGCGGCACGAGATCACACGCATTGATCTACTGGCAATAAAAAATACCTGATCCGTAGCGGCAGGTGTTCCAGTAAACATATATGTTGCGACGACAGTGCCATTGTTGAAACGATCAACAATTTGGTTTAGCTGACTGCCATCAATCAGGCGAGGCCCAGGCTCGTAACGTTGGAGTAGGTTTTGCGCATTTGCAGGAAGCGCAATCAGCGCCAAAATGGCAGCAATAAGCCACTTTTTCATCTTATCACCTATGATTACCATAACATAATTATGGAATTGATTAAGTTATGAAAACGTGAAAAAGCAACGGATTACTGCACGCGATACCAAGTGGTGTTGGATACGCGGTAGACCCATTCAACGCAAGAAGCTGCACCTGTTATAACTGGGACCAGCAAGGCAGTCGGCGCGAGGCTTACAGTAGTGCCAGAGCCAGCCGTCACAGTCAGCGTTGTAATGATATTGTTCGTGCAAATGCCAAACAACTGGCCCTCAATTAGATTTGTTGAAGCTGGCGTCGTAATGGTAAGTGCGGTAACAGTGCCGCTCGAAATATTCATAATGCGACGAGTCAGATACGTCGCAGTTGTATTAGCCGTGCCATCAATATAAGTATTAATGCCACCGCCAAGCGTCATCATGCTAAATTTACCAGACTGCGGCTGCTGACCACTCGCGGCATTGGTATCGGCCGGAACAGTTTCAGCACCAGTCTGCGCAGGGCCAGCGGGAACCGTATTGACACACGTTCCATTGACCGTGCTAGAGCAATATGAATTGCCACCGATAATCGGCATATTCGGTGCGAATGTCTGCGCCAATGCCGCGACACCGGCAACAGAAAGAATAGCAATTGTAGGCAAAAGGCGCTTGAACATTGCAATGTTTCCTTTGGTTGAAAGGGGAATGTTACGAACTATTACTAACAAGCTTCAAGTTAACACCAAGATCGTAAACCTCGTCAACTTCGCTATGCTCAATAACCTTTTCCTCAGTCTTTTGATCAGGTGCTTTGACGAGAATGATTTCCATTCGATTGTCATTGTTATTGATGGTCGAAGCGTCGATGTTAATCTTATTGAGATAACCACGAATTTCGGCATACAGCTTCAAAGCGTTCAGCCGTTCTTTGCTTTCATGGATGGGAAGCCCCTGCGGCGATTTCTCACCTTCAAACCGCAACAGCTTTGCTAAAAGTTGGTCTTTGTCAAGTAAATTTATTTCGTTTTCAACTGCTTCGCGAGCATCGACAACAATCGGATCGCGCAACCAGTTTTGTACTGCCCACAAGCCATCAGGCATTTTGTTGTTGAAAACAAGCAGTGCCGCGTCTAACGGCTTATCGCCTTTGCCCAGGCGGACGCCGAAGGCGCGCTTGAGCGCAATATCGCCGTGCCATTCGGGCTTCTCAGGCTCACGCGAGGCAATCGGCATGTCCCATGCGCTACGCACAGGCGGTTTAACCTCGAAAATCGGTTGTGGAGCCGTAAACATGATTGTCGATAACATAAAAACGGCCGATCAATCAAGACCGGCCGCCAAGTTGGTTAGAAGGGGGCACCAATGAAGCGTACTTCACACCACACACGTTGATCGTCTCTCCGACCTGTCACGTCCATGGCTGGCCTAGGGTTTCCCTCTCGGTACGTCCTACAGAGCCAGTCTGTTACCCATCCGACCTAGCTGGCCGACGTTCGCCGTGGCATACCCATGGATGTAATGGTTCCAACGGTAGCGGTTCCTCGCGTTGGACGTGCTGGAGCCGGAACCCCGCAGCACTATTCACACCACACGTACAACCAAAACACCATCGACATCTGCTGTCTTATCGGCAAATTCATCACCTTTGGCAATCCGACGAGCAACATAGCGACGGCCAAAGATATAATTTGGTCGTGAGACAGGATCGTGACCGTAAATTACTCGGCCTGCACCGTCAAGCTGAAGTGAACCGTCAGGATTTAATTTTGTGGTGCGGATATAAACGTCTTCCCACACTTCATCACCGTTCGCGTCTGTCTCAATTTCGCTGTACCAATCGTTAACGAGAGCAAGCTGTGGCGCAAGTCTAGCTACAGTTTGCGCAGTCGTTTCATTGGGCACATTGGGGATGAAAAAACCCGCTCCAGGCTCCATATCATCGAATGGATACAGGAACTTATCTTCAGGCTCAGGCTCGATTTCGTTGATAATTGCGACTTTCGGCTTTACCGGCTTCGGTGGATCAGCAGCTTTGGGCGGATCAACATGCTTTGGCTCAGCCTTGGCCTTCTCATCGACCTTATCCATGATTTAATTCCTTTGTGCGAATAGGTGGAACCGTAATCAACGCGCCTTGGCATGAAAAGTTCCATGTCGCAAGGTCACGTCACCTTAATTGACTTGTATTTGCACAGGCAACAGCACAAAGTCAGCAATTCCTTTGCCTCGCCACTTTTTATCATTGCTTTTGAGCTTTTCTGGATTTACCAGCTTCATTCGTTTTCTGCGCTCTTGCTTTTGTGTATTACGATATTCACGACAATCAATGCACTTACATCTAGCAGTAGGACAACCGGCGACTGCATATTTAACACCAATTCTCTTTTTATTTGCCTCTGAAACAGCTTTGCGCTGGTGTTCTGTCGGCTTCCAGCCTTTACGTTTAGCCTTAGTTTCCTCTGAATGCTTATAGCCTAAACAACTGCCAGCTTTTGGCAATAAGTTATAACCAAATCTATGATCATAACACTTGGTAATGTCCATATAATATTGTTCTCGCTCTAACAAATCTTCCTTATTGTCAACATATTCAACAATTGTAAATGCAAAATTCTCACAAAAATATTTGTTCCACGCTCTTTGTAAAAGCCTATTGTGATGTGTACCTAGCTCTAGCGTCTTTATATGCAAGCCCCATCTATCATAAATATTGGCAGCGCTGCCAACATATTTCTTGCCATTAACAATATTGCGTATAACGTAGATACCAGAAATCATGTTACTTTAACTGATTTTCTACGCCTAATATTAGTCCAAAAATGCCTACCCACCGACGCAGCTTGCTTCAATGCCTCATATTCCGTTTTCGGACACTCGGGATAATGATACGTCTGGCCACTGCTAAAATGGATAACGAGCGTGCCGCTATCGTCGTGATAATCGCAAGCGTCAATTGACGAGCTATCCTTGAACTTGTGATGATTCGCTGTCACTGCTATCTCCCATCTGATAGCTGTAATCTACTTCACTTTAGTCACCTTGTCAACCGGCTTCTTTTCCAATGCCTTCAATAATGCCTGAGCAATAATAGTATTCTGCTGATTCAACTTTTGCAATTCAACAATAATCTTGTCCAGCCGTATTTCATTCGGCTTGCGTTCATCAGTTTTAACAATATCGTGCATCATTCCCATCTCCCTTTCCCGTGCAACCTCTCGCCATGCGTCGAGCCAACTTAGCTGCCACATGGCGAGATTATTGCTCATAATACGCGATTAACAAGAGTAATTACAGTACGCGACCAACGAGAACGCCGTCAGACGGTGCAGACCATGCTCCAATTGTTTCACCACTCTTAACCGCACGCAGTTCGAACTTCTTGACCGGCTTGCGATCTCGGCGCATGACCGTTTCGCGTTCCGGCTTGCCATCAAAACCAACCACCGCCTTATTGCCAGGGCCACGCTTGGTCCGTGTTACCGGCTTGGCTTCGCCGTATTCCTCGCTGTATTTCATATTGGCACTCGATACCGCTGAAGTCAACGACTTGACCGGATCAGGATGCTTGGCCGACACCGGCACAAAGAACGTACCGCCAACGTCCATAGAAGCCCAGGGGTAAATTGTCGGAGCACCCGCACCACCGAAGCGACCACGTTGCTTTTTCTCACCAGGAGCGAAAATAAGCCCGCTAATGACCGCATATTGCGGGACCGAAGCAGAGGCGGCTTCGCTACCGGCTGCACCAGTAGGAGCAAGCGCACGGCCTGTATCCGTCAATGCAACAGCCGCCTTGCCATCAACTACGTCACTGGTATTAACAGTGATCAACGGCGGATTGTGATTGAGCAACGGCAAACCTTCCTCCTGCGTAACGCGCGTAACTGTCCCATTGGCAATGCTCGCAAGCAGCGACATATTTACCACAGTACCTTTATTCTTCTTAGACGACATTTGACACCTTTCTAAATCGTGACTACCAGAATTGGTAATTTCGCAAACCTAATCTTGTTCCATCTTGCTGTCAACTAGCGCAGTGCTCTTTCTCACATATTCTCCAGGACATTCCTTTTCCAAGTCATGGTACTGTTCAGCAGAACACTTTTTGCAATACGCTACCCACACATACGGCCAATGACCATCATTATTTCGATATGCGTTCATGTCATGGCTAGGGTGTGGCATTATATCCTCTATATTATTTACGGCCCACGCTCTCAAACGTGATTTAAATAATGCCTGTAGGCACATACCGTAAAATAGTCGCAACACGCATTGGGCACGAATGCTACGACTATTTCGGTGCTTCCGCTGGCGCTACCGGCTTCGGTTGCTGATCCATAATTTGCTGTCGTAGTTTATTGATCAATGGCAGAGCCTTGCGAATCGACATTTCCTGCAAGCCTTCAGAAATTATATTCACTTCATCAGGTGTAACCTTGAGCACCAATTCAGCCGGTGGAGCCGCGACTTGCGTCGTAGGCTGCGCAAAGGCAACTGTAGGCAACAGCATGGCAACAACAATCAATCGCTTCATCGTTCATCCTTTCAGGAGTTTGCTGGCATCAACTTTTGGTTGATTTGGAGGAGCATCATATTTGCTACATGATCCATTCGGATTAGTTTCGCTTTGAACCGTGTCACGCCAGATTGGACTATCCACACCGTCGACGTGAGCACCATACATTCTCGCGTGAATAGCAACAGCGATCTTAGTAACAGCAACATCAGTGCGTTTCAAGCCAGGAAATTCCTTTCGCAGAACATTACGCACAATCCGCGATACAATCACTCGGTACTCAACAGATTTCAACAGCTATTCCTTCTCATCAATCACATTCGTCAATTCAATCGACTTGCCATTGTGCAAGCCCCATATGATTAAGTCCTTAATTGATTTCCACTTCTTGTCAAGTGCCTCCTGCTGCTTCTCTTCTTCTTCCTTAGCGGCCTTCAAAGAGCGATAAGCCTGCACATCAACATCGACCTTGCGAAAGCTATAATGCCTGCGACGTTCCTCCGTGTCAGACTTCACATCAAACACGCGCACGATGATAAACAATGGCCTATTGCGCTCTTTTTGTTCTTGCATGGTCATTATTAATTCCTAATATTTGTGGCTTCACGGCTACGATCCTCGCGCCGATCCGCCATCCGCACTTGCGAGGCGAAGCGGATAAATATTACAGCTTCAACAAATCCTTAATCACATCCCACTTGTCAATCGGCATCTTGATCACCACACAATCCTCTGCGCTATCGTCCACATCGGAATATTCGAAAGCGTCCTTAACAGCGGTCTTGATATTCGGCTTGCCCACACTTGCAGGCGTCACCTTATCACCACCAGATGCCGCAAGTCCATCCCGAAGCACCTTCTCGGCCGCAGAACCTTCCTCACGCACGATTTGCATGGCCAGGGTAGGTGATACCTCCCCATTCGTGATCATGCGCTGTACGCTCACCGGAGCGGTCAGAAGGGCCAAGGTTTGCGACACCCAACCCTGCGTTTTGCCCGCCCGCTTGGCGATGTCCTCTTGCTGCCAGCCAAGATCAATCAGGCGCTTGAAATGCCGCGCACGTTCGAGATCAGTGAACGGCTTACCAGTATTCTCCAGATATTGCGTAAATAGCCGATCAGCGTCATTCGCGTAGCGATCATCAGCGATAACTGGAACAGTTTTAACCTCAGTGCCACGCTCGATCAGGAGCATACAGGCACGCAAACGGCTTTCGCCATTGACGACATACGCCGCTCCATCTTCCCAATTGACACGAATTGGCGTAATCACGCCTTTCTCGGCAATGGAGAGCGCGAGGCTTTCAACATGCTCCTGATTATCAGGACTATTGAAATCGCGGCTATTCCAGCCCTTGCGAACAGTAAGCTTACGTGGATCAATGCGGTGTACGTCGCTGCGGCCTTCTGCGATAGATGCCAGTCCGGTAGTCTTCGACATTGATAGTTCCTTCCTCTGATGTTGATAGACTACGATATTAGCTATTGAGCGTCTCCAATTCTCGCATAACTCGTTCGACATTTATCATGATGTTGTCACATTCTTCGAAGCAACAGTTATTATCGCCATTATCAATAGCGGCTTGCGCTATTGCTGCCGAATGAGCGATAAGCTGAAGCAATTGCTTTGTCAGCTTGCAGTCCATTTCTAAGCCCTCCAATGGTTGTCGTGCTTCCGTCCGATTTATGCATCCTACTCCTATCAATAATTAATGTCAACTGTTAATTTCTAAATGCCCCAATATTAATTTCCGAATAAAGGCCGCTTTGGTTAAACCATCAGCCCTTGCCATGGCATCAAGCTTGACATAATCTGCACGTTCTAAGCTTGATGAAATGCTAACAACAGATACGGCCTTATCCATAATAAATACGGCTGATGACTGCTTGTAGCTATTTCGTATTGACATACATTGTTTACTCCTATAGGATCAATCATCAGATGGAGCAACACATGATAATCAAGCGTGTTACTGGCGGATCAAGCAAGAGCGTGGCCCTAGGCCGACCGCGAGGCATTCATAAGGAAGGCAACTCGATCATATTCACGGTTGATAATATCAACGCCAATAGTCCAACCTTCTGGCGTGTGCAAATCAGCGAACATGAGATCGAGGACATAGCCGAATGCTTCGGGCGTATAATTACTTCTTAGCTTCCCAGAACCGGCACGTCCCAACCATCGAAATATTCCCTGCAACCTTAGTACAGCTTACAGGGAATATAAACATCACACAATCCTCGCAATGATTATTAGTTCGCGAGTAATTGACATACTCAGCTTCAGCCTTCGATGTTTTGCCTAATGATGTTGCCAATGTGACCGGCCTTTTGCTGTAGTGTGCGCCCCAATTGCGTCGAGGCTTGCGATTTCCCCAAGGGTGATTATGCTCCATGGGCAACTTCAGCCATATGCAGCGCAGCAGCCCTCACTTCCTTAACTCGCCTTGACCAGCCGTTTTTATATACAGGCCATATTTTCAAGCCTTGTAGAAAATGCAGCCGCTCATCACAAATCACGTTGATCAATGCTGGAATATCCGTTTTAACTGTGGCGGCAATAGTCTTTGGTCCGATATGACCATCGACTTGCACGCCAACTGCGTGCTGCAACACCTTCGCCGCGCGTGACACACCTGAGTTCACACCATAGTCAAATACGGCGTAATCGACACCAGCAGGCAATTTGTCGCCTTCAACAGCATCCCAGTATTTTTCCCTATAAATCTTTTTAGCCACTTCTAGCGGCATTGCTCGCACATCATTGGCCGTTGCATTTGGCCGCCAATAGGCACGAGCATCATAAATCGTAATTCCCCAATTAGTAGGGCCGCCGGGATCAGATTTTTCGTTGGTATAGCCACCCTCGTGCAGCAGCACGTTCTTAATTGCAAAGTCGTAAGATGATTTCATTTCTTATCCTTTGAATGATCGGCATCTTTTGAATGATCGGCATCAAAAACATTATAGTCATTCGGTAGCCTGATCCTTAGCTCTGAGCCAACAGTCCACTGCGGATTAGAAAAGAAAACATTATCGGCCATAAAACTAACAGCCAGTTTATCTATCTCCGCATTACTCGCAGCAAACAACGCCTTCATCTGTTTCGCATATGGACTAGCTCTAAATTCCTCCTGCCGCTTCAATTCCTCTGCCGTTAACGGCTTCTCGGCTTCCCACACACCAAGCTTGACACCTAATGCTTCAAACTTATTCCTGTCAATAATAAATTCACACGCACCAAAAACATCGCGCAGAGTATCCATTTCATCGTCAGTTAGCTCGAATGTAGGCATTAGTTAATCTTCCTCATGCGCAGCATATTCACCACAGCCGATAGGTCATTGCACAACTGCGAAATATCTTCGATATCAGCCAAAATCAATTCACCAAGCAAGTGATCGCGTTCGCCAATCAGTTGCAAGTGAATATGATTTTCATCGCACAAATGCAGCGACCAGCCAATGGCGTCTGTGGTCATTTCTTCTTTTTTCCCTTACGCTTAACCGCGTATGCGATGGCTACTGCCTGCTTCTGCGGCTTACCGGCTGCGATCTCGGCTTTGATATTCGCTTCAAACGCGCCTTTTGACTTACCTTTTTTCAACGGCATTTACATCCTCCCTAAATACATCAATATTGTATCGCGAGCACTCTCCCAACCATAGCACACAATGGCACGATAGCCGTTATCATTCAAATAGTCAATCCATTCCTGTTGCTCTGTGCTTGGTTTATTCTTACCCACCTTCAGTTCGATAACTAATCCACAGTAATTATTGCGAACACCGTTATCATCCATAAAACGCATTGGCACCGGCAACCAAATATCAGGCACGCCCGGTCGAAGTCCTTCGGCCTTCATCTTGCTCTTCTGTGCCGCAGTGCCATAGAACCCATTAGGAACGGCAAATAGCCATTTTAATTCCTCAATGCCCGATTGCTGTGCCCAACAGAAGATCGCTGCCTGATGTCCATGCTCAGTACCGCTTGCGGCCAATTGCTCGTGGGTAATCACGCTTTCTTCACCTTCATTACATCACCGCGCGCAACATACTCCTGATACATCAACTTAGCATTGCGAATTGCCTCATATTTGTCTACCCCTTGCGCCGTGTCCATCCACTTCCAGCAATATTCATGCTTATTCCAATAATACAAGTCCCAGAGCTTAAGCGCCATCCTTCTTCCCCTTGATTGCTTTCGCCACTTCATCGCCAGCGAGTCGAATAAGCGACAATTGATAAACTCTAGCCAAATCACCGTGGCCATTGTATATCGCGTCATCGCGAAGCAAGCGTATTGACTTGCTAACATTATCCATGCGTCACCGAATAGATCAAATAGCCAAGCACGAAGCCGATCAACGCATATTCCATAGCAATCCTCTCACAACTGCTAGCAATCCTCTCACCGCTGCCGTCTATAACGCCTGTCGAGTACGGGACGCTAGGCGGCAGCTATTAGAAGATCACATATCACGCACTCCATGTATGTTGCGAGAATGCAACATACATGAGTTATTTAGCGATGTCAATGGGCTTAATCACAGGCAATTCGCTTTCCTTTACCTCGATGTATAATCTTGCCTTATGTAACATACATTGGCTAAACCAACGGCCTTCGTGCTTATTCCAACGCCATCCCCACACATAGCCAGATGGAGCCACAAGCGACTCCACCTTAATGCACATGCCTTGGTCAGTCTTGATAATCATCAAGCACCTTCGCCGCCATAGTGCCTAATGCAGCACTCATTCTCTTCCTGCCATGCCATTTCTTAAATACAGACTCAGTTACTTCCACCCATTCACCATTAACGAACAATTCATATTTCACTTGCCTTCCTCCTGATCAGTCCTGATTATCATCTTCAGCAGCATCTGCCCATTCGTCAACCATCTGTTTGGCCTCGTCGGCACTATAGCCGACTAGCTCCAATTGCGCAACAGCATTCGCGTATGGCAATTGGCCATTCAGGAATTGTCGCAAGATCGCAGCTTCCTTGTCCATGATGTTACTCGTCCTCCTCATCAATATATCCACACTCTTCCCTCGGCCACATAAACGTCCCGCTATGATCATCCCACACCATGCCTTCTGGCACTAACCAGCAATCACCATCTTGCCAAATGCGGCATTTGACACCATCGGCAGTGATCACTGCATTGTCACAAACGTCATTCCACGCTTCCCAATACCATTCATGGTCAGGACCGGCTTCAAGAATTGACCACTCTTCATCAGACACGCCAGCAACATGCTCCGCTCGATTAGCAAAACTATTCGCAAAATCACGCGGAATGTACTGACCGTGAGCATCTGATAACCACAGCAACATATCGCTCATGTCAACCACCCAAATACCAATGCTGCAAAGCCATAGAACAGCATGGCAACTGCCAGTAACATGCTAAACGCATACGCACGCAGCGCCATTAATTCGTAATAATCCTCTTGATCGCGTGTCATCTAGCCCTCCATCTGATGATCAAACCTACCACAATAGCCGTAGCTGGTCAACCGAATTGTTGACCAGCGTAGTAATTATTTTAAAGATACTTCCCCCAGTTATTAATAATGTCATCTGCGCTACGATGATTATAGCCAACAATGCGGAACAGCTTAACAGCTTCGAAGTAGCCAATCTTGTGAGTGCAAAAGTCGCGAAGAATATCGTCGCAGACTATATCAAACCAACTAGAGCCTGTCAACTATTATTATCGACAGGCTCTAGTTATTTTTATCACCTCACCATCAACGGCTGCTGTAAAGCACGGCTAATTCCACGATTAGCTTCGGTAGCGGCAACGCACGCCTTGAGCAATGCGCCATCGTCAAGCTTGTAGAGCATATTAACTGCCTTGGCCTTTATAACCGCACCGGACGAGAACTGTGCGCTAAAGAACCGGCTTTCCGTCTCACCCTGGCCCATATCGCGCGTGCCACGATCATGGTCAACGTACCGCGTAACCGCATTGAGAGCGCACCATGCAGTGCCCGGCTCAGTGCCCTCACGCACAGTCGCATCGTAAGCATACTGGAGGTCATTCAGCGTGTTAACCTTGCGCGTGTTAACCTCGCTCAGATCGTCAGTCGGGATATCAAGCAACCGGCGAAGGAATGCCTGCGTCTCGTCAGCCTTCATGTGGTGTTGCGCCATTGCATCACCCATGCGCTTGAACTGCTCCATGTTCTGAATGATCGCTGTCAATTGCTTGCCAACAGACGCATGATCAAACTTAGACGCATGGCGAACGCGAATTTCGCCACCCTTAGCCAGCAATGCCATATCCAGTGTATTATCGCACACTGCGCGCGTTGTCGTAGCCTTGATCACAGTTGCAGCCTTGCCATCATATGACGTGCTAGCCAGCAACCGCACCTTGAAGCTATCGCCAGCAACTGTGAAATCATCGTTAAACACCGCAGTTGCCCACACTCGCTTGCCACCAGACAGATGGCCAGCAACGTCAAGCTCAAACCGGCTATCGCTCGTGCAATAGGGCTCAAGAACTTGCAACGTCTCAATCGGCTGCACCAGCTTGTAAACATTGGTCGCAACGCCAAGATGATAATTGTTATCCTTGCGAGCGCAGTGCTTGACGCCAGGAACTTCGCGCATCTCGCCATTGATCAGCATGTAGGCCGGAACCATGACTGCTTCGAAGTCGGTGCCAGCAGCCGCTGCCCACTCCTCAACTGTCATCCCCGGCTGCATCTGGTTGCCCAGTCGATGCCAGATGCTATTGCGCTCGCCCCGGAACGCGATGTTTGCTTCGCCGCGTGCGTGTTGCTCAACAATGTAGCCCATGATGGTAGCTCCCTTTGGTTGTGGTCACTGCGACCGTGATTAGATACTACATCTTATTTCTTAACTTGTCAACTGTTATTTCTAGATGGAGAAGACTTGAACGCCATCTTCGAAGATCGCAACAAAGAAGCCTTGAGAACCCTCGACCACCTGATAATCAGTCTCGGGATCATCGGCCTTGAGAGTTGCAGCAAGCGATGCGGCCTTAGCTTGATCAACGAAGAAGGTGAAGCGGTTGATCATGTGAGAAGCCCTCCGGTTGCCGATCAGCACCGCGCCGACCGTGAAAAAGAATATACACGATACATAATCCGCTGTCAATACATTCAGTCAATTATTTTCTAACTGCCTCTATTAATTTTCGGAATAACCAAGAAATATCGCCAGCCATCGGCCCTGGCGTTGGCAATGCGCCAATAACTTCAATATTGACACCCGTGTATGTATGCCCACACGGATGTCCTGGGCACGTCCCATCTTGGAAAAATCCGTAATCCTCTGACATATAAAGCTGATGGAAACCATTGCCAACATTCGCTTCAATATGTGAGCCATCATTCAACCATCGCAAATAGTATGGACCACCGCTAAGATACAGATTGCCGCTAGTCCAATGGAACGGCATAGTGTAGAACGGAACGATGACGCCATCGCCATAGGTATCAATGCCATCCACCGTAATTGAGGCACTAATTGATCCACCATTTAATTGATGCGACACGCTATCGAACTGCATTGTCCCGCGATCAGTATCAAATACAAAATCAGCCACAAACGACATGGTTGTAATTTGATTATGAACAGCATTGTATAGGCTATAATCCCAAATCCAATGCAGCACGTCGATTTGGCCTGTCGCAATAACCTCAATGGTATTGGCCAATGTTGGAAACCCAACTAACGAAATTGCCAGTGCTAGTGCTGTACGTCTCATAACATAACCTCCATGTGTGATCCGATAAACCTTTATCACTTAACCCACTCAGCAGCAAACCCACCTTGACCCTTTCGACAGCTAATTGCCCACATCTAGTGCTTTCTTATGGCCTTAGTGCTCCGTAAGTCTTTGTTTCTTATATATATATAATAATATAGTATATATATAATATAGAGAAGGTATGTTACCGATCAGTAACATGTGACATTTTTGTCACACTGTCTATCAGTTTATCACCATTAGATTTTAGATGCGTTATATTTCCTCGCAAGTCTTTGAGATTGCTAAGGAAAACCCATATTGTGCCCCCTTATATGCACTATATTTCAGAGCATAAAATATGACAGATTAATTCTTAACCGTCTAAAAGCGAAAGATCGCTAACAACGAATGCTCGCTGAGTGCTATTGTATCTGCTTATTAGTTCTTTCTTATCAATCTCTTGTAATTTTCCGCCATCCACTAGCAACTGAATAGATCGCTTCAAAGCATTAGTGGCTCCCACTCTGTCATTTCTAAATGAAGCAACAGCAATCAATCGCTTGGACAGATATGAATATGGAACAAGCTTATCACGATGCAGCACGCTGTCAGATTTGCCCTGACAATACTTGGCAGCGTCATCCCAACTCTGTGTAACAAAATCTCTAATTATTCTTACAAGATCATCCTGTTGCTTATTTTCTCCGGTATTTACACCAACAAGACCTTTTTCAAACTTACTAACGAGCGCAGCAATATCGCGCCTCACCAAATCAATTGCCCACTCCACGTAAGATGGCTGCACTGTGGGCACAAACATATTAACGCCGACTGCCACGAGCGATGCTAATTTCAATGCCTTCAAATGCGCACGGGACCATAGCTCGACAATGATGTTCTTGTTCGCACTGTTAATAAGCTTGTCAGCGTAGGTATCGAAATCGTCTAGTATTTTCTGCGCAGCCGGCTCGCACTGGACAATAATCACCTTTGGAACTTGATTTTGTGTCACTGAATTAGGATGCATAATGCTTTCGCAATATGCGAGCAACGATGCAAAATCATTGACTAATTGCTGTGATGGCTTAGCTTGATATTTATTCAGTGGTGGACGCGGGCCGGTGTATTCGATAATTAAGAAACGAGGCAGCAACCCCTCGCTGATCATATCCTCGTTCAGAATGCTGTAGAACCGTTCTGGCTGGCTATCGCCAATGAGGCTCAGCGCAGGCCATTTGGTGGCCTCTACATTTTTATCTTTGTCGGCATAAATCGAGCCGCGAAACATCTGGCCGTATTTTGATTTCGTATATATGTCGAGTAAAATGCGCTTTAATGTGCGCTCAGATGAACTAGCGCGGGCATTTGATAATTGCTCAATGCGTATGCCAAATTCACCAAGAATGGACACGAAGCATTGAAAGTTGCTAACATGTTTGACCAATGCCTGCCCACTGGCAATCTCGGACGGACCAATGTAATTGTTAGCGTATGGGCACTGAAAGGCGACCGCTTCCATGAGCGCGTCAATGCCGCTCGACATGCTATCTTTGCCAGTGCCGGTATTGGCTAGCAGCAGCACATAATTGTTCAGACCGGCGTTGGTGTTGGTGTTGTAAGTGCGTCCTACGATGCCCGACATTAGCCCAATAGCGCCCGCCAGTGCGATTTCAGGCACAGGGCGAGGCGAAGCCGCATAGATAAACTTGGCTAGCTCACCAAGCAACCCAGGGGGGATTGCTACTCCTGCTACCTCTGCTACCTTGACACTCGTATTCGCGATTCGTTCTACTTTCGCGGTTTGTTCTTTTGCCTGGGGCGACTGCGTGGCAATCTTCGCTTCTATCTGCTGTTTGAACCCATCGAAATCAATGGGCGGCAGCATACGATCAAATGACTTGTTGATCATCCATGCGAGATAGTCCGTCCTATTCGCTTTATCTCGCTTACCGAGTGCGCTTGCTCTAAATATACGTCCAATTTGATTTCTATTTTGCGTGTAAAAAGCAATAATATTAATGATAGCCAAGTCAGCCTCAGATTGACTTGGATAGCTGCCATTCCAACGGCCGGTGTACAGTTGTTGAAACTTATCTCCATTGACGGCTTTAGAAGCCTGTTCAACAATCGCCGCATCTGTAAACTTCTCATCAGCATAATTGTCCCCTGTGTAAGCGACACCATTAATTGGCTTATCGCCCATCTGATGCCACAATTGCATCAACTTGTCTTGGCAATCTTTTATAGGCGCATTGTTATATACGTTGCCAGTGAAAGTAGCGTAACGCTGAGAAGAATAGATTTCAATGAATGACCGTCTTCTCCCGGCAGGAACAGAACCACGCACAATAATATGTAAACCGCGACCGCTAGGACTAATCTCGCTATAGCTATTGAACTCACGATGTATTTCAATCTGTCGATTAAGGGCAACTTGATCGCCTTTTGTATCATCTAAGTCAATTACGGTGTATTCATCTGTATTGGTGAATACAAAGCCAGGGCCATTATAATCAGTGCGTGCTATCGCCGTGGCAAAGTCGCACCATGTTGCCGGATCAATTACGCTACCAGCTTTCCCAGTCTTAGCGTCATATGGTACCTTATCTTTGCCCCACACCACCCATTGCGGCAGCAAACGCAATTCTTCTGGTATCGCCGCGTACTTGGTATGGGGCATATTGATAATTAATCTACAATGATATCGTGCTGAGCCGCTAACTCACGCAATGCCTCGCGAACCAAATCAGCCATGCTCATGAACTGTCCACGATCCATCTCCAATTTAGTCTTTAATCGCAGCAATAACATGCGTTCGCCATCGGTGACGCGAACAGACGGTATCCAGATAGGATCAGACACGATACGCGGTCGAGGTGTGGGCATAGATTTTATTCCTGTTAGTACTTGTGGAGATCAAATAGCGCACTGTAAATGCAATGTCAATGTGATTTTGTGCTTGACATCGCCGCCGTACACAGGCATGTTGCCAACCGACGACGCGGCATCCCTTCATGGCCCTTCGCTCCAGCCCACTGCGTACAAGGGTCGTGTCCGCCCTCTGCGATGCTCGCGTCGTCACCTAACATTAGGAGCGAAGAACTAATGAACGACATAGCCACACGCACTAACGGTATTCATCCGGCCATCGCCGATCATTATGAAGGTATGAACGAGGCGTTGCATGAGCGCGATAAGCTGCAGCATTTGGCGAGTGATTTGCAAAACGAATTGACCGTAACACAACGATTGAACGAACAGTATCAAGCACAGATTGACATATTGACTAAGGAACGCGATTTCTACTATCGCAACGCATATGCGTTTGAAAACAAGTTGCGCGACATGAAGGGCATGATTGACGGACTGTTCTCGTTGGTCAAATTCGAAGCCGACAATTCGCCAGTGCAAGCGCCGTCAACGCCTTCATTTGACGAAAGTGCCATTGGCAAGGCAATTATGAAAGAGCAATACAAAATGCCATCGGCTGCTAATATAGAGGGAGAGCAAGGTACATGACTGACACATTGACCACCAGCGATCCTCGCGATTTGCTATCGCAAGACGATGTGCTTGTGGCGTGGAATAATGCCAGGGCATTGCTTGCAGAAGTGAAACAGCAAGAATTAGAATGGCGCAAGTATGTGGTTAAGCGTGCCTTCCCACAAGCCACCGAAGGCACTAATACGACTGAGCTAGGCAATGGCTATCAGCTTAAGGCCAATGTTAGATATAATTATCGGCTGCTTGATACAGATACAGTGGAAAAATGCTTAGCGCGTATTGCCAAGATTGGCAATCAAGGCTCATTCATTGCTGATCGGCTCGTGAGTTGGACACCGAATTTTCTGCTGACCGAGTATCGCGCGCTATCTGAAACCGATACGCAAGAGGCAAAAGACATTCTGCGCATTGTTCACGAAATGTTGGAAATTACCGACGCTGCGCCGACAGTCTCGATAGTAGAGCCAAAGAAAGCTAAATAAATGGGCTGGTTTGACAACGATGCTGAATATCGGGCTATAGGGCGCAGGCTCGATAAAATTGATGCCGCTCTAACTGCGCTCAAAACGCAACTTTTCTCCAATACTGCACAACTCATAACCCAAGGGAAAGTAATTATGAGCAAAGCGACTGAACTGCAAACTTCGCTATCTGATCTCGGCACTACGCTTATCCGACTGTCAACCGACATTAAAAATCAGTTGGACATTGCTAACAACCCCACTACGCCTGATGCTGATGTTGATGCGGCTATTGCCAAAATCGGTGAAATCAATGCCACGTTGCTGCAAAAGGCAACTGATCTTGAAGCTGACGACACGCCTCCCCCCGCGTAAGTAGTGGTGTGGGTAAGTTGGCTGGCTTACCCACATTCCATTTCTAACTAGCGAGTTCTCCATTGGGTAAATAAAAATATGAATATGTCGGACTTAAAAGCAGCGGGTGAATTTTCAAGACGCTACGGCGCGAAAGCTATTGTGTATGGCCCTCCAGGCAGTCGTAAAACACCACTGATTAACACCTGTCCGCGGCCATTGATGCTCGCGTGCGAACCTGGAATGTTGTCAATGCGCGGCTCGACTGTGCCCACATTCCAAGCTTTCACAGCAAGTGCCATTGATGAGTTTTTCGCTTGGTTCTTCAGTTCGAATGAACGCAAAAACTTTGACACACTAGCGATTGATAGCACTAGCCAGATGGCTGATGTATATTTGCAAGAGTCATTGAATGGCAGCGGGGCCAAGAGGCATGGATTAGCGGCATATGGTGAGATGGCGACACGCACATTGAAACAACTGCGACCATTATTTTTTACTGAGAATATTCATACCTATCTCATTGCTAAAGAGGGAACTAAGGACGGAATGAAGTGGCCTTATTTCCCTGGTCAACAGCTACTAACTGAAGTGCCTCATATGTACGATTTCATACTATATTTAGGAATACAAAACGTGCCAGGAATGGGCAATGTTTCAGCTTTTCGTTGCAATCAAGCAATGGATGTGCTAGCAAGATCACGTACCGGCAATCTAAATGACTATGAACCACCGGACTTTGGTGCTCTAATTAGAAAGGCAATGTCATGATCAAAAGGAGTTATCATGAGCAAGGATAGACAAGTTACATATGATACGGTGCTAAAGAAGATTGACGCTTTGATTGATCGCGCAAAAAACGATGCCGCTATAACGTGTTTGCGCGGAGCAAGGACAGAAATATATTCAGCAATTGAATACGAGAAAGCTGAATGATCACTAAAACAACCATTTCGGTATCAACCGAATGTTATGACGAAATACTCGCGGCCATGAAAGCAGTTGGCCTCGAAACAACACCAGATAGCCTAACCATCAAACGCGATGTAACAATCAGTCAGCCGATTGATTTTCGCCTTGCAACCATTCGTCGCGATTGCTTGGTTGAGGCGGTGAAGCTTGTTGATCGTGATAATCCAAACGCGGTAATCGAATTAGCCGATAGTATGTACAACTTCGTGATAGGCCATAACGGCCTTCCTAACAAACAGGAGTGGAAATAAATGCCCGCAGGCAGTTTAGGCGCATTGCGTGTGCGCGAAGATTTCAATCCGTCGAAAGACGATACTGTCACCAAGCTGAAGCGTTACACCGCCGATCTGATTGATATGTGCGAAGACCTCAAACATCTCGATCCCCGGCTTACAGCATTAGCGCAGACTTCCTACGAGGAAGCTGCTATGTGGGCAGTTAAAGCAGCAACAACACAGAAAGGATAATCATCAATGATCAACTTCGACGCAACTAAATACAATCCTGAACAGGGTATCGCAAAGCACCCTGTCGGTAAGTTCCCTGCTGTCATCAGCGAGGTTAAGTTGGAAGGCAAGAGTGAGACTGACCATCATTTGATCGTGTTCTTTACGACACAAGCGGGATCAATCCGCAAGCAGTATAATATCGCTAGCGATAGTCAAGAAGACAACATGAAGAAAATGGTCGAGATTGCGCGCAACAATCTGTCGTCGCTCTGCTACGCCACTGGTGTGTTCAAGCTTGGAAATGGGCAGGAGTTAGTTAACGCGCGTTGCCAGATTGAGGTAAAGGAACAAACCAAAAATCCTCAATACAATGAGGTATCGAAAGTCTACGATGCCAATGGCAATGAACCCGGAAAGGCTACGGCAGCGCCACAGCCGCAAGCGAATGGTGGGGGATGGGGGCAGGTACCCCAAGCACCGCAAAACGCACCAGCGCCAGCCCCTGCCCCGGCAGCACCACCTGCGCAGCCTGCATGGTCCCCTGGTCCGTCTGCTGCACCGGGAACGCCGCCACCCTGGGCAGGAAGGTAATCGCGCCCATTAAGAGCGTGAACTTGGCTGGGGAAGTTGGACGCATCCCTAGCCACTTTTTTATACCTATCCTATTGGATATCTGATGACCGACTTCAAGCCAACACGCGAAGCTGATGGCAGCTTGTCACCGGCAACCATATCGGCAATTAATGCCGAGCTATATCATTTGCTTGACGAATATAGTGAAGAAAAATACCCATCAAAGCATCGTGAGCATTTAGGCGTTTCGATTATTGGCGAGAAATGTCACCGCAAGCTGTGGTACAGTTTCAGATGGGCCAAACTCGAAAAGCATATACCGCGCATAAAGCGGCTATTTCAGCGTGGTCATCTGGAAGAACCAAAGTTTGCCGATATACTCGGATGGATGGGCTTTTATGTACGCACTATTGATCAGGCAACTAATCGACAATATCGCTTTACTGCTGTCAATGGCCATTATGGCGGCAGTGGTGATAGCGTTGCCCTTTTACCTTGGTTTCAAAATGATGAAGACCTTCGTATTCTAGTGGAGTATAAGACTGCGAATGCTAAGTCATTTGCGGCGATGAAAAAAGATGGACTGCAAAAGTCAAAGCCGATACACTATATCCAGATGTGTGGGTATGCAAAGGCTTTTGGCATTCGCTATGGTCTATACCTCGCGATCAATAAAGACGATGATGATATTCATTTCGAGTTTCTCGAACTTGATTGGAACGTCGCGACATTGATGGAAAAGAAAGCCGCTGATATAATCAACTCGCAAATAGCGCCACCAAGGATTAGCGACAACCCGGCTTGGTTCGAGTGTAAGTATTGCGCCTTCCAAGATGTGTGCCATCATGGTGAATGTGTGGAGATTAACTGTCGTTCGTGTAAGCATGCACAGCCGATTGAAGATGCGAAGTGGCGATGCAACTTGTGGAACGCGGTCATACCAGATAGAGCGGCGATAGAGAAAGGGTGTGGCCAGCATGAGAGTATTAACGTATGAAATATTTAGACAACATAAGTCAAGAGTACCTTAAATCAATTTTGCACTATAATCCTGATACAGGATTATGGACTTGGATCGCGCGTCGTCCGAAGATTAGAGTAGGTGATATTGCAGGAGGATTATCAGAAGACGGCTATCTAAAAATTAGAATTGATAGAAAGAAATATCTTGCCCACAGGTTAGCGCATTTGTACATGACTGGTAAATGGCCAGATGAAGAAATTGATCACGAAGATTTATGCAGAGCTAATTGTAAATGGGATAACATAAGAGAGGCTACGCGCACACAAAATTTTGGAAATCAGCGAAAATATTCTAACAATAAGAGTGGCATTAAAGGTGTATGTTGGGATAAAGATGCTCGCAAATGGCTTGCTCAAATACAAGTAAACAGCCGCAAAATTAAGCTTGGCCGATATCGTAACATTGAAGACGCAGCGAAGGCATATGAAAGTGCAGCGCGCTGGTATTTTGGCAAATTTGCGAGAACAAAATGATACAACCTCGTTGGTATCAAGAGGAAGCTATTAATGCTATATACCACTATTTTACAAAAAATAGCGGAAACCCAGTCATTGGCCTGCCAACAGGATCAGGTAAGACTTTGATACCAGCCATCTTCATTCAGCGTGTGTTGAGACATTGGCCAACACAACGCTTCCTGATGCTCACTCACGTAAAAGAATTGATTGAACAGGCAGCTAATGTAATGAACTTGGTATGGCCAGAGGCACCGCTTGGCATTTACTCGGCTGGCCTCAAATCAAAGCAACTCGCAAATAGCATAATTTTTGCAGGAATACAAAGTGCCATCAAAAACCCAATGGCCTTCGGTACAAGAAACATAATCTTTGTTGACGAAGTACACATGGTTAATCAAGACGAAACCTCGATGTATAGAACCTTTCTCGCTGCAATGAAATTGATAAATCCTGATGTGAAGCTAGTTGGGCTATCAGCGACATTATATCGGATGGGGCAAGGCTACATTACAGACGGCGGATTGTTCACAGATATAATCTACGATATGACAGGACTAAACGGCTTCAATAGGCTAATCGCAGAAGGTCATTTGTGTACGCTTGTGCCTCGCCGCACTACTCAAGAGCTAGATGTCTCCAATGTAGGTATCTCAAAAGGAGATTACATTGGCAGCCAGTTGCAACATGCTGTTGATAAAAATGACATTACATATAAAGCATTGCGAGAAAGCATTGAATTTGGACACGATAGAAAATCATGGTTAATTTTTTCTAGTGGAATTTCGCACGCCAATCATATCGCTGAAATGCTAAATGCCTTTGGCATAGAATGCGCTTCTGTTCATAGTAAACAAACGCCAGAATACAATGACACAGCAATCAAAGCCTTTAAGAACGGTCAGCTAAGAGCTATTGCTAATTATGGAAAGCTAACAACAGGTTTCGATTACGCAGGCATAGACTTAATAATAATGCTTCGGCCAACTCTTTCCATTCCCCTTTGGGTACAGATGTTAGGCCGTGGCACTAGACCGTGCGCAGCAACCAATAAGCAAAACTGCATGGTACTTGACTTTGCACGAAATACACCAAGGTTAGGTTGCGTCAACGATCCGATCATTCCTCGAAAGAAGAATAGTGCTCCTGGTGATGTGCCAGTAAAGCTTTGCCCTGAGTGTGGCACGTACAATCATACGCGTGTGCAATTCTGTACCTCGTGTGGTCACGAGTTTCAGTTTCAAAATAAGCTAGTTGCAAAGTCAGGGCTGCACGAAATAATCAAGACGGATATTTCAACTATCCCAATTTACGAAACATTTGATGTCGCCCATGTAACTTATAGTAAGCGACAAAAGGTTGATTATATGGCGAATGGAGAAAGAAACATTAGACCCGCATATATACGAGCGACTTACGTGTGCGGAATGCAAGCATTTAGCGAAAACGTGTTTCCCGAAGGCAAGCCATATGCTAAAATGCTGTTTCACAAATGGTGGATGCAACGTGCCAATGGCAATGCACCGGCAACAGCAGACGAAGTGCTGCCACATATAAATAAGCTAAGACATCCTAAGCGAATTAAAGTATGGGTTAATCGCAAATGGCCTGAGATTGTAAGTGCGGAGTATTGAAATGATAGCAAAGTGCGTTGGCGGCCCTATGGATGGGCACGAACAAATTATTAGCGATAGATGTAAAATAGGTGAAGCTATAAGAATAGCTGAAATGCCAAAATTCCAATTGTTCAGCTACATTCCGTCTTACGAAGAAAGTCAACGGTCAATATTAATACGATATCATGTGTATATACTCACAAGTGAAAAAACATTGACGCCGCAATGATTAAGCCAACCCTCCGCGAAGCTGACCGCATTGATATCTACTCCTACGTCCAGGGAATAATTCGCAAATTGAAAGATGAGAAGCAATACCCCTATCGCACTTGTCTAAATTGCCAACACTTTACCGAAGGCTTGGAACAGTGTAATCTCTACAATCAACGACCGCCGGCAAGGGTTATTGCATTTGGGTGTTCTTCCCATTTTGACATAGAAGGTATCCCCTTTTGAAGAAGTCAACACAAACCTCCTTTGCCGACAGCTTATCCTTTGCCGACAGCTTAGTCGAGCTACGACCATATATAGCGCGTGAGCCGTTACAATGCGAGCTAGCTACAGATGCCGAGATCATGCTTAATGCTGGCGGCACATTGATTTGTGACACCGAAACGTATGCTAACTATCATTTAATTTGTTTTCGCGATATTAAGACGCACAAGGTAATTCAGTTCGAGATAAGAGCAACAGATGACTACACAACAGATAACTACAGCCCGCACAAATTATCTTGGATTATGCATAGCTATTGTGTTGTTGGTTTCAACCTGCATAAATATGATCTCCCTATCATCTGGTGTGGGCAGAAATTTCGCGACCTTGGCACACTTAATCGACTATCTGCCGAAATAATTCACAACAACACATGGCCACAGCAGCTTCAAAAAGATTTCGATTTCAAGATATGGCCAACGAATACGATTGATCTCATTGAAGTATGTCCTGGTGTCCACAGTCTTAAACTCTACATGGGGCGATTGCACTCCAAGCGATTGCAGGATTTGCCATTTGACCCCACTAAGCCACTGATAGCCGAGCAAGTCGAGATCGTAAAATCCTACTGCCTCAATGACATTGGTGGCACAGAAGAACTATTCCTGTTTAATCGAGAGCGCATTCAGTTACGTGAAGAATTAGGCCGCGAATATCATGCCGACTTGCGCTCAAAATCAGATGCGCAGATGGCCGAGACTATGGTGGCGAAAGAGATACAGCAGAAAACTGGCAATTGGCCAAAGAAAGGCAATTTGAATGAGCGACGATCATTTGGATATATACGTCCTGCCTACATGGAGTTTGCCACACCGCAGCTACAAAAGCTTCTACAAGATGTTTTATCAACTGAGTTCACAGCGCAACACGGTGAATTATCTAAGCCAGCCATATTTAATAACTATCACTTCCAGCTTGGAACTCTTCGATACAAATTCGGCATAGGAGGATTGCATAGCTGTGAAGAAAACATAAGCCATAAGGCGTCTACTGATTGCATGATCATTGATCGCGATGTGGCCAGCTACTACCCTGCAATCATCATCAATCAAGGGTTATACCCAAAACACGTAGGCCCGGTGTTTCTGGAAGTCTATACCAAAATGCGCGATGATCGCATTAGTGCAAAAAAGCTAAAGCATTTCGCACGAGACAAGGGATTGAAAATTGCGCTCAATGGCGTTAGCGGCAAATTCAATTCAGAATATTCAATTTTTTATGATCCTCAGTGCTATCTACAAATGACACTGACCGGCCAGTTGTCTGTGCTCATGTTGGCAGAGTTTTTAGATAGCGTCGATATTCGAGTCATCAGCGCAAATACAGATGGCGTTGTGTCGCTATGCAATCGCAACGACTATCACAGAATGCTAGATGTTGTAACCGTGTGGGAAAAGTTAACTGGCTTCACCACCGAAGAAACGCAATACAAAGCTTATTACGGCCGGGACGTAAATGCATACTTCGCATTGAAACTCGATGGCTCAGTCAAGGTCAAAGGGCCATATAGCGAAGTAGGTTCGCAGACAGGCACCAAGCTCGACAACAATCCAATTTGTCTGATCTGTTCAGATGCAGTTAAAGCACTGCTAGCTGATGGCACACCAATCGAAAAGACCATTTACGGGTGCCAAGACATCACGCGATTTCTGACTGTGCGTAATGTTGCTGCACCGGGTGCCCACAAGCAGGGGTATTATCTCGGCAAGGTCGTGCGCTGGTTCTACAGCACGAAAATAGGCGGAACAATCAACTATGGTGCCAATGGAAACAAGGTGCCGGAAACGGAAAACGCATGGCCTTGCATGGAGCTACCAAGCGAGATGCCAGACCACATAAATTATCAATACTATATAAACAAGACGATAGGCATCTTGTATGACATTGGCTATTTGCGAAGGCCGGAACAGATGAAGCTATTTTGATACCTCGTATCGAACCTTTGGTGTATCTATACAAACCGGCCAATTCAATATTTTTTGCAAAGGATTGCAAATAAAACAGGCTTTCGAATAATAGTCGGCCGGACCAGGAACGCTGATATCTGGCAGGATAAATGGTCGCCGTAATTTCTCGGAGAACGATTGCCGTCCCGGTCCAAAATATCGTTCTGTCTTCTCCAATTCATGCGTTATACCATCTGAACCTGTGATGGTACGGCTAACGTGCAGCGAATTTACAGGAACACAACTTCTATAGTTATCATGCAAGTCCACAGTCCATTCGACTACTACACAGCCGTTAGCTTTGATTTCATCAAAATAATTAGCATCTGGCCCACATTCGGATTTACCAGGAACAATCACACCAAACAATCTCTCATATGGACCATTCCTATCTATTGTCCATAAAGTTAGAGGAACAGTAAGCATAACAGTACCGAGCATCAGCAAGAAAGTGGATAAAACTTGTACAATCCATTTCAACATGAGCAACAATTCTTCTATAATTTGTGCATCCCAAGGTAGGCGGCTATGGTGCCGATTACTGTCCCCATGAATAGCACAATCCATTTGATGGTGTCCATGATTTGCACCCATGCCACACGCGCGGCTTTTTGTGTTCGCCAGTCCTCTTGCACCTGTTGAACTACTGACATGCTAGTTTTAAAGTCGCCAACTTGACTAGCTAAGGCGCGCGTTGCCTCCGATTGTGCAGCCATAACCTGTTCAATTAGCGCGAGGCGAGTTTCTATTTTTCGCAATATTGTCTCATCTGATTCCCGCGCGGACATTTCGTCCCTCTATCAGAACCAGCGTCGAGTCGGATAATACACAATGCACGCGGCAACACAAAAACCTAAACCCATAAACAAGCCTTCAACAAACCAGACAAGCAATCCATTGGCGGTAATCATTTGCTATTCCTCTCTAATTCCTCTCTGCTTACCTCACTATCAGCAAAATCAGAATAATCAACAGCACAAGCCCAATCCCCCCGCCACCATAGTAACCAGGACCACCACCGCGCCAGTAACCAAAGCCACCAAAGCCAACTAAAATGAGAATGATAATCAATATTAGAATCGGGTCCATTGGTCATTATCCTTAATAGGCAGGGGGCATTTGCGCCCCCTTATCCCAGCCGCCAACTGAATTACCCACCCATGCCGTAATTCACAATTACGCCAGTGCGAAACGTCGAGCCGACTTCAATTTCGGTTCCAGGCTGAAGCAGGAATTTGCCGCTGCCAAACTTCCAATCAACAAACGTGTTGACGGTCGTGTTGCTGTTGGCTTGATAGATCATGCCCACACCAAGCAGCCCTTTTACGCTCGTCTTGTTACGCACAATAATCGCGTCCAAGTCTGGCGCAGCGAACAAGGTGCGTTCCTGCGTGATCCGCACACCAGCCGAGACATACGGATGGGCCGTCGAGTTGATCGCTCCAACCGGGATCGGCGGCAGCGCGGGAAATCCAGCCGCAGCGTTGCTGAATAAACCACTCAGGGCAGAGATAGGAGCCCCGTACATGACCTTAAAGTCACCGCTCTGCTGTCGGGGGCCAATCTCGCCCATAATCGTCCTGTTGTCGATATTGCTGTAAGCGTAGTTGGCTTGGAACGCGAGAAAACGATCATCTGCAATTGCCATCGCGTACCCACAATTGAAGTTCGCCAAGCCAGCCGCTTCGTAGGTGGCCGCCAGATTGCCGCTGACTTTGGTCGCCTCACCACCGACGCCAGCACCGCAGTAGAAGCCAGAACCGCCATAGAAGACCGGCGCACGCGGAGCCACGGCCTTCAGCGGCAGATCAGCAGCCTGTGCTACGCCGCCTGTGAGTAGTGCGGCAAGAACAAGGAATTTGCGCATTTCTTTCACCCCTATGTTGCGAGCACCCCATGATGCCCACAAACAGGCGTATCACTAAAACGTGTGGCAGTTATGCAACATACCTTATTTCTTGTCGGTATCAATTACTGTCGTATTTTCGCTGGTGACAGTTGTGTTCTCCGTCTTGATATCTCCACCAGTTGGCAATGGCTTGTCAGGAGTTGGCTGCTTAATAACCATACTGCTAATGGTATCGTCCTTGTCTTTTGAACTTGAGGATGACCCGAAATAGAAACCAATGATAGCTGCAAGTCCTGTTGTTACCAGTGCGCCAACAAGCACTTGCGCTAGTTGATTATCTGACGCAGGGGGATGGAGGATTACGAGAAAGGTAATAGCGACAACAGAAAATACAAGAAATATAGCCAAGATTGCTCTTGTGTCTGGAACCCACCATGGTTTATCAGTGTTCATGGACAAGTCGCTTTCTTATACATATTACCAGAAGTATCAATACATACAAAAAGCCCGCCACCACCCGCAGATGTTGGTAGAGTTGAAACTGATAACGTCCCATTAACATGACTATCACCCTGCATAATAATTCCAGTGCTTGATGTTATTTGAGTAAAACCAACTGTTGATCCAAATTCAGCATTAGATGTTGCAGATAGCAATTTCATTATATTCATTCCGCTATCTCTGGAAAAAATTATAGTATTGGTTATCCCAATTGTTGGATAGCCATCGTCTGAAATTTGAAAAACACTTCCATTTTGAGTACCGTAGATCAACTCACCTCCGCCATAGTTCAGAGAACGAAAATAGGTCCCACCAGTATTACCATCAAAAACAATCTTTTGACTAGCGGCAAGGAAGATAGGTGCTGTTCCAAATGTACCGTCAGTGGAATCTAAGCCAATCCCATAACTTCCATGGAGGGCGATGCCGCGATCAATGATCGACCCTACCCCAGCGGCATTATTCATTAGCAGCCCGTAGGCCACATGCGACACGCCATTGTCATATGACCCAGCAGCGATCTGGATACCGATGCGCGTTTTATTGTTATCAGTACTATTCCCATGATGATAAATATCAACCTCTACACCGACACAGGCGGCAACTGGATCGTTTTCTCCCGTCTGGTCCTCACAGACAAGATTAGCACCCCATGACGGACCAATCGTCATGCCCTTAATTGTACCCGCAACGGTCTGAGGACCAGTTTGAGCGGAAGCAAACGATACGGACCCAGCACTTGAGGCTGTTACGAGGTGTTGGCCATTGTACCCACTTGGGGTCATGCCACTTATAAGTACGTTGTGACCGACGCTCGCAATTGCAGGGCCAGTATAAGTAACTGTCGCCGTGGCTCCTGTTCCACTTGCCGCTGTTGTAGCATAAATGCCGTTAGTACCGCTGAGTTCTTTGAAATTCGTTCCGTTCAGAGCTACGTTTTGACCACCAGTAACAAATAAATTTCTGTTGTGCTGTTCTGCAACTATCGTCCATTCATAATTGCCTACGAATGGCTCAATTCCGGTTATGCCCCAAATTGTGGGAATCACGGCAGTTGACGGCGATGATGTGAAATTCGCCTCTCTTTGTGCCCGAAAATTTGAAAGAACATTTTGACTACTATAATTATTGTAACTGAACCAGTTAGTATTCAAAAACCCAGGCTGGCCAGTGCCAACAACATCAGCAACTACATTGGTTCCAGAAACAGCACTAAGCAACTTTCCCGTCACTCCATCAAATACAGCCATATTGCCGTTAGTTGCTGATCCAGGGCCAGCAACATCCCCGCTGCCAATTCCACTCGCCGTAATATTCTGCCCACTACACGTAATAACTCCGCTACACGTAATATCGCCTGTCATGCCACCTAGCGACGTGACCACATTCAACGTGCTAATGCTCGTATCTGGCGTAATCTTGATTATATAGTTAAAAGTAATCGACGGAGGAACAACTGAAAATGGCGTTGATGTTCCACCTTGTGCAGTGCCAGTTAGCGTTGATGTGATTGTGGGCGTGGCAGTCGTAGTAAGGCCAATTGACGCAACTGTGGCAGTACCAGCTAAGCTATAGGCTGCTGTTGAACCAATATTATTATTAGCCGTTTCATATGACGAACTATTCAGCGGTGTCGCAGATGTATCACCATTAGCGATAAAATGACTATGCGCCCCTTGCGTCGAAACAATCGTGCCCGCTGGCGTGTAGGCAGGCAGATTTGCAAGAACCAATGTTTGGCTTTGCGAACCACCAGCAGCCCCAACGCCATCTGGATTAGCGCCGTAATACGCAAGCGTCAGTCTCGATGCTGCCGTACCACCGAGATTATCGCGACCAACTAATGCGCGACCACGCAAATCGGGTCCATTGAATGTGCTCGTGCCATTGCCATTACCCCAAGGAAAGAAAATAGCCGATACAGAAGTTGTGACATTTGCATTATTGCTAACTGTAACTGTCGATCCTGTTTTCGCCGTAACTGTCGTTCCACCAGCAACACAAGTTGCTTCAACAGGAGCACCAATAGGAATTTGTTGTGTATCTGAAAGTCCAGTTAGAATATTGCTCGCACTCGTGCAATTAACTGTCGAAGTTAATGTAATTGCGGTATAGAGCGCAGCGTAAGTGACTCGCGAAAACTCTTGCCCATAAGCAAAAACATAATGACTAGGTGCAACAATTCCTGACCATTGCAATACGGTACCTACGGCCGTTCCATCGCCAAACTGCGTTGCGCTACCGCCTGTGCCAACAGCAGACGTAACAGCATCCCAAATGATATTTCCATTGCGATCCTTGACAACTTGCCGGTATACACCATCGCCATAAATAATTGCGCGGCCAGCCGCATTCAAAACAATCGGGTTGGTATTAGGAATTGTTTCACCAGCATCTTGCCATGTCGTCTTGCGTGTCGTAGTACCTACAATGTAGGTATCAACCGTGCCGGAACTGAGCGGATTGCCGTTGTTGTCGAAAAAGCTTTGAACGGCATTTGGCATAAGTCCTGCCGATTGTGCCCACACTGGTGATGTCACGAGCATAAAAAGGAAGAAAATGAAATTCTTCATTGTTCAGTTCCTATTAGCCTTTTTATTTACTGCATACAAAGTTCTACAAAACCGCTTTGGCGATAACGTATTAAAGGGAATGCGCGTTTACTACATTGAAGATCGCGAGCCTGATTTCATCGGAACGGAAGGCGGTTGCGATCCTCACGGTTCAGCCTCAGTACAGAAGTTGCAGGACCAGAAACCACACCAGTTGTAACTGCGCCAGCCGTGCCAAGCCGATTAGAAACCTTCGCTTGTCTCGCACCTTCGTTGCGCAATGCATCAACTAGATCGCTCATTGTAGGATTATTTGGCATAGTAAGAACTTCGGCAAGCTCTCTTTGTGATTTGGCTGCGCGACTACCTTTCAGTGCATTTGCCATTCCAGCAATCGTAAATTGCTCACGTATGCTAGGTGGAATATAGGTCATAGGCTTCATCAAATCCCAATCGCTTTTAGTTGGCTCAGGCATCAAGGCATCGCGTCTAGCTGTTCTAGCTGACGCGGATGCACCCGTAGCCAAATTACCTAGAACATCTAGGCTTTTATCTCCCAAATAATGCTCTTGTTTCAAGCTTGCAATTAAGTGCTCTGCCAATGCAGGATCATTGACAATAAGCCTGATCTTCTCTTGATTATTTGGAGCAAGCAACAAATTGCGCGCTCGCGTATCGCCAGTCAGCGACTTGCCGATTGCTTCGCCAATTGCCGAACGCAAGCCGACTTGCCTAGCTAGCTTTTCTGGTGTCGAAAGGCGCTTCAACTCCTCGCGCAATTCGTCTTTAGTTGTAGCGTTGCGACCACCTATGAACGTGTCAACGCCATTTTGAATTTCTTCAAGCATGCTTTCTTTAGTCGCGAATTTATTACGCGCATCTGCCCACACCTTACCGGCCGGTGTCTTTTCGATTTCATCAATCATTTCGTGCTTCAAACCAGTCAATGCCTTAGCAAGCGTATCGCCACCCTCCTGCTTGTATGCCTGATTAATGCGACGATCTAAGCCGCGCTTAATCAAATCCCAATTTTCGCTTGTCGTCACCCCATCTGTTTTGAAAACATCAGGCTTGATCTTTGGCTTTCCTGTGATGCCCGCTAGCTCATTGGCCAATGTAAAAGCGTGAGATTCTTCCAATCGAGGCACAAGTGACTTCAATTCAGGCGTCGGAATAATCGCCATCGAACGGAATTTTTCATACAATGGATCATACGTTGCTTTTGCAGTCTTAGTAATATTTTCCATTTCCAACGGGATATTTCGTTCTGGCCCCATTGTTCTATCGAGCACAACCTTTAACCTGTTAATCTGATCTTTCATCCTGTCGCCATAAGCGCTACGAACAATCGTTTTACCAATCCCAGGTATATCGGCCACGCCGCCTGCAAGATCGGTCATACCTTGATTAAGATCACCTAGAAATCCGGCTGGTCCCATTCTATTCTTAGCATCAGCGATACTAGCTTGTGTCTCGCCTTCTAGTGCGCCAGTAAGTCTGTTCACCGTGAGCGGACTAAAGCCTTTCAATGGCCCTTTCTTCGGCCACAAATGCGTGGAGACAAGATTTCCTGCGTGCTCCAGTGCAGTACCAGCAAGAGGGCCAGCCGCGCCACCAGCGGCCCCCATAGCAGCTTGTGGCACTACGTCATTGCCGCGCATCATCGCGTCTGTGGCAGCAATCCCACCCTGACCACCAGCCCCTGCCACAGTCCTGATACCTAAGCTAGGACCAGTCAGCCCCAATGCGACTTTGCCTAACCGCGTAGTCGCCATGGCCCCGCCGCCAACCATGCCACCAGCAAGATTTGAACCTAGAGCTAAAGCTGGATTTTGCTCGCTAAATTCATGTCGTGCTGCTGCAAGATCACTTTCGTTTTGATTGAACCTGCCTTGAAAGGTATTTGGCACATCAGACCTAACCGCAGGCTGAATAGCACTGGCAGCGACATTGCTCATCGCTTCCAGTGCAGGACCAGCAACTGGAACACTTTGCACGGCCTGATCAATGGCACCAGAAACCTTATCAAAATGTGGGCCGCCAGGACGCACAGTAATTCGCAATGGCGCACGCGGTGGCAAATCCTTGCCAATTGCGCCAAAATTAATACCAATGTCTTTTGCCGTAGCAGCTAAATCTTCGTCGGAATACTCGCCCTCATTTTTAGGCGCAGCTTTCCCTTTCAGCAAGCTAGTGCTAATGCCTAACGAGCGCGCTGTCTTTTCTAACTCAGATTGTGAATAGTCGTCAGCCATATTCACTTACTTTGGTATCTCATAATTGATCCAGCCTTTGGTCTTGGCGTGATGAAAAGCGCGAACAAATGATTGCGCTTCATCAGGAGTAGTTATGCTATCCACATACTCGCGCCGCTCTTTCGGAGCTAGATATTTTAACTGGAATACTCTAGGATCGAAAGTTTCGTTAAACTTTTGATTGAACGCTGGCCATGTCTGAACACTATTGCCTTTACTTCTCCAATTTCGCCATTCCTTATTTTTCATTTCTATAGCATCTTGATTGCCATCAAGAAAGCCTAGCACACCCTGAATACCTAGTTTCGACATAAACTCATTTGGTGATGTATGTTGCACACTATCAAGATGGGCGTTGGTCCCAGTCCCCCCAAGTTGCTTAAATTGCGACTGCGCAATCTGCTGAGCAAACTTATTAAATTCTTCTTGACTGGCAATAGACTTTGGATCGAGAAAGCCGCCCTCTTTTTTCCAACTATCAGGAACAACATTCGCCGCAAGCGAACGCCCAATGCGACTGTAATCAGCCAATGGCCCAGGAGTAAATCCCTTCAATGTATTACGTAAATTACCAATCAATGCCTTGGTATTTCGAGTTTCATTAGCGGCTGCTGACAAGTCATTAGCTTGCCGTTGGCTTTCGGCTAATTCACCTTTAATTGCTTCTGGTTCGCCTACTGGAGGTTGTGTAGCCGGTCCCCGTGCTACAGGTGGATTGCCATAAGCATCTTGAAATCCAGAACGAACACGAGAATTTGGACTTTCAATAGGACCAGGATTAACAGCCCTAGGTGTCTCTCCTGGCAGCATACGTGGATTTGTAGGCAAACTATTAGGATCGCGATTAATAGGAAGAAATTGCCCTGGAAACCCTCCAGGCGCAAGGCGCGAGCCAGGAGGAATTTGAATTGGCACATTGCCTAATTTAGCAGGTTCATATCCACCTGTAGGTTGTCCTGTATTAGGATCAATAGTAGGTCTATTAACATCTGTCTCTGGCGAAAGTTGCTTTGCAATAGGTGCTCCACTTGGCACAGGTCCGCCACTTCGAAATGTTCGCGACGGAGTTACGGTCTGACCATTATCAACATTTCCAGAAACACCATATAACGAATTGACACGTTCGCTAATTGACTGACCTCGACTAATGCTATATTCTAACTGTCTCCTAATCTGATCACTTGTCTGAAGCGGCGCAAACTCATTAAGCATCTTTTGACGAACAGGAGCGGGCATATTCAACATATCGGCCGTAGCGTTCAGCCGCTGTAATACTTTATCTTTTGTAATATTTGGGTCGTTGGCTAATGTAGACAATTCATCGTTCATGATAGCATGGTGCTGGTTATAAAGATTTAGCTTCGCTTGATCAATATCAATAGATTGCCGTTGCAATCCGCCCAACTTACCAGCAATATCCAATGCCGACGTTGGTGCCGCAGGCTTAGGATATGAACTCGTGTCAGCAGAAACGCCAGCAAATCCGTCGGCCATGATTAACCTGCATTATTCCCTTGCGTGAACCTATCGCCAGAGCTAGGGTTTCCAGGATTATTCCCACCATATAATCCCTTGTATAGTGCGAAACCAGCAATATTATTTCCAGTATTGCCAGCAGCACTGCCTATGGCATTGTAACCCGCCGCTTGTGCATTACCTGCTGCCATAGCCGCACTTGCAGACGTATTAGCTGCATTTGCTCCAAACGTACCAGTCTGAGCACTTGCATTTTCGCCAACGTCAACCAAGCTTTTTAAGCGATTATAGGCATTGGTTTGATTGGTGTTAGCAATATCAAATTGCGTTTTATACGTCTGATCAGCCAAGCCAGTCGCAAAATTAGCAGCACCTTTCAGTGCCGCACCAGACACACCCAATCCTCTCGCAGAAGCTGCATTCTGCACGGCTTTTTGCCCTTGATAATTCGTAAATTGCCAACCTGGAGTCTGCTCTAGTTGCGCCTGCGTCATATTAATTGGCGCGGTCAATTCATCCAAACGTGAGTTCAACCGATTGCCTGCGTCTGTACCAATAGCGCGATACGGCGCAAGATCGCCTCGCGTTGTATTATACTGCGCCATCGCAGTATCAGAAGCTTTTTGTGCAGCCGCTTTCTGTGCATCAGCAGCTTTACTAGCTCCATAAATGCTTCCAGCCGCAGCAAGCACGCTGCCGCCGATAATAGCTGTTGCTACAAAGCTCATCCTTGTACCGCCTCTAGTGGCAGCGATAATTGCGCTGATTGTGATAATTGCGCTGATTGCGGCAATTGCGCATTAAATTCCAGCCACTCTTGCTCAGTTTCAAATACCAAATTCTCATCAGCAAATTCAGGAGACTCGCAATACAAATGCACAGTCACCATAACGCTATCTTCGTGTGCATAAATTGCACGTTTTGCACCAGCCTTAGAGCGCATGATAAATGGTGCCTTAGCTCGCTTCACACTGTAGTCATCTGCCGAAAATGATAGCTCACCTTTGATTATCATAACAAAATGATCATACTTATGTATCTTGCCCACAATAGTAGTGTCTTTTGGTATGATCAATTCGCGTGCATAGAGATTGCCAGCGAAGTAATGATTAAGCGGCAATTCAACTTGCGGCATCAACAGCATGACTTCTTGCAACGCGAATACCTTATCGCGCAAATCGCAGTAAGCATATTCGACAGTATCGGTCATCTTGGCGCTGCCCCGTAAATTGGGATAAAGGTCATTGTGGGCAAAACGGAATATGTTGCTGTAACAGTATCGGCAATTGAAACAGGTATTATCAACTGACCCGTAAAATTAAGTGTGTCGCTACCTCGATCTAACGCAATTGCTGAAACTGTGCCGCCACTGACGATTACAAATCCAGGCTCTACCGCAGTATATGAAAAAGGTGAAATGTCAACAGTTATCGGCCCAAACGGCGGCGGAGCCTGTGTAAACTGCTGTAGGTATTGTATCCATGGCGTAACGATATTGCCAAGGTTATTAACAAAACGAGATAGACTATTTGGCAGGACTTGCATTTGGAGTTTCCAACTTCGCCACCTTTGTCTCTAACGCTCTGATCCGGCTAGCGGCTTCATTAAGGCCAGCGATTATCAGAGGAAAATGTTGCGTAGCGTTGAATGCAGTAATGTTATTCAAGTCAGCAATTGCATCTTCAAAAGTAGGTTGTTTCTTGCTCATGTGCTATGTCCTATGTCCTATGTCCTTTGACTGTTGCGAAACCGCCATTCAGCGCAGTTTTGATTGGCTCTGACCATTCCAGCTTAAAGATACGATCACGCGCCATGCCAAGCCGGTTCCAAGAAATTACCGTGTCGTATTCGCCACCTTTTCCAAGCGATTGACCAACGGGATTGCCAAAAGTTACGCCGCGATCATCGGACCAGCTTAGAAACACAAGCGGTGTTGTTTCGATCACAGGCGATTGCCGTCCTACCTCCATATCAGCGTCAAACGAATTATAGGTTACGCGCTCAAACTCAGCACCGACCATATGCAAAAATGTCTTAATCCGTCGAATTGGCGTTGGATTATCAGGATCATCCGACACATCAGTATAAACATCACTTCTGAGTGTATAGATTTTCCCTGTTTCATAGTCGCCAATTAAATTCATGCCATTGAAAAACATGGCACAATTTGCGCGATGTCGTTCAAGTACACCTGTCGCCACATTCAAAAATGCCCATCGCGCCCACTGCTTCGTCTTTAACTCGTACAACCATGACTTATTAGCCTGTGGAAATACAAGCGCATAAAATGCATGATCATCTAATTGAAAAAAGAAGCCAATTGCGTCGGTTGTTGTAACGTAGCTATTAAATTCATTCGTAAGAAATGGTGTTCCGATATCTTCCACACCATATCCACTGGTCTTAACAACCATATTCTTGCCAGCACGATCTTGCATCAACCAAATGCCAATCACATCGGTATTAGCTGCTGTATATTGAGCAATGCAACCATGATCAATGTAAGCCCCTTGCACAAGCTGGAAATAGAAATCCGCTGCGCCTGTGCCAATCCAAATTTCAGTCGTTAATGTGCCAATCAACCAAAGTTGTTTCTGGTAAGTCAAGATCGCAACAATCGGATCAGCCGAACCACTCTTAGCTGCAATGTCCAACGGATCAAACGCGGTGCCACCAGTCAGCATTGAAAAGTCAACAGTAGACAATGAGATGTAAAATTGATTGGTATCTGGCCGATTAAAAACGAAAAAGGTATCAAGAAACACAACGAAATCCGCACCATAGAAACTGGCATCAATTATTTCTGCGAAATCATTGGTCGCAAGATCAACAGCCCAGCCTTGATCACCATCAACCAGCACCAACGCAAGGCCGTTATCAGCCATGTAAACTTGCGACGGCCTATCCGCAATATTGCCCACAGTAACCAGCGCGCCATTAGTTTGGACAGAAAACAACTTCGAACCAATGACAGTGTAGGCAGTGCCAATGCTAGTACGGTATTCACCGCGATTGGCAGCTTGATCAACAACAGCAGGTGTTGCGAATGCAGAAGTTCCAGGCGTCAAATAATAGGTAACTGGCGTAGGAGCCTGTTGATCATCGCTATTAACTTCGGCAATCAAATTCACGCACTCCATCCCGCCAGCGACGACGGAACGCTCTTGGTAGGCGCGGCCTGTGAGTGGGACGCGAGACATTTATCAACTGCCTCCACCAAGGCAACTATAGACCAGCTTATTGCTGGAGGTTCCGGTCTGAGTAACAACGATACCGCTAGTACTCGTGACCCACGATAGAGCCGCGACTTGTGGATTCGATGTGACCACACAATCTGGCGTAGATGCAAAGGTCGCGCCAAATCCTATTGTGCAAGCCGTTGGTGCTCCAGTGCCAACCGTCACCGTGCCATGCAAATCCTTAGCCCCGGATATTGATGGGCTCGATCCGCAAGATGTTACAGTTGTCGCAGTTGGCTGCAAAATGACAGAGAAGTGAGCGCCAGAGTCAAATGAAATGGAATTATTAAGCTGCCCAGCCGAGTTCGAGGTTTTCAAAGTTAGCGTCGTCGGTACATTAGCCCCAGACACCGCACCAGCTGTCGATGCATAGATTTCCGCTGCATTAACGTAACTCGTAGTAAATCCCTGGAAAACCAGTATTCCAAGCGAGTCTCCAGTATTAACGGCAGCGCCTGTACGGCTTTTCTGGAAATTGAATACGGCCGCTCCGCTATCGGCGGTGGTGTTCTGAAACACAGATTGTGGCTGAAAAGTTGTAGCAGAAGAACAAGAGATGCTGTTGTTGGCATCAACGGAGCAGCCAGATGCGGCCAGAGCCGACGTGCCATTTCCCTTGATAATTGCATTAGTCGTAAACGTGCCAGCGCCAGTACCACCATTAGCAACTGTCAACGGAGTCCCGAGTGTGGCTGATGCCGCCGATACGGCACCTGATGCGATCAAAGCACCAGTCAGATTAAGACCAGATGCGTTACCCCACAGTTCACTGTCGGTGGTATTACCGCTGTTCAACCAGCGAACACTTTGTCCTCTCGCCATTTCCAATATAACACCATTGCCACCAGCACCTATAGATTTGTTGCAGCAATCATCAAATGTAACTATTCCTTTCTGAAACACTGACCCCCCAACTGTCCCAACGCCTATGTAAAGCGCGCCTGTTGGGTTCGTTGAGCGAACAGCGTAAGCACCTGATGTTATACCTAACCCCCACGCTGATCCGCTTTGAACACCGCTAAACGGAGTTGGTGTAACTGCAACTGCCGCATTGCCTACATCAAGCTGATTCAACGCAATGCCATTCACCCCAGCCGTCTGCATAACAATTCCACAAACACCACAAGCAATAGGTGTTGTGGCAGGAGTAGTATCGTCATTTACAGCTAGTCCGGTAATTCCTTGACTACCGCCACTAGCTGATCCTGCCCATGCGCGGAAGTCACTTGTGCGCGCAGAACCAGTAAGCGCAATGTTTCCGCTAGCACTTACAGAAGAAACTTGAGAAGCGGCGGTAAGACCAGGAACATAAGCATCCTCCCAAGTTGTCGTACTTTGTGGAATATCGCTAGAACCATTTATAGCTACGCCCAGCAATAGACGATTAATTCTTGAGACAACGCCAGCGCCAGCATTTCCAAAATATGTCGGGAGCCATACCGTAGATGCATTGCCTGCAACCGAAATCCCAGAAGTTATTGCACCAATATCACTAACAGTAATGCCAGGAGAATTTTGTATTAATTTGCCTGTTGTTCCATTAAACCGAGCAATAGAAGTATCTGTCGCACTAGCTGGCCCAACAACATAGCCTGTAATAATTGGATAGTCCTGCTTAGCCGCAAATGCCGCATTCCACTGCACCGCAGATGGCACTTGGCCAGTAACAAAGCCAGGAGACGTTTGCCCCCAGGCATTACTCGACAGCAGTGCAGCAATAATACCTAATATACGTCGGCCCACACACATCCTCCATTCGCATTAACAATCCCGGCCCTGCGTCTGCCGGGCAAAGTACCGGGCATTCGCAACACTGGAATTTGCGTATTTGCCGCAATTAGCGTCTTAAGCGAGGTACGCGCAATCTTCTGCGTAATCGCTAATGGCTCCATTTGATACATGGAGCCAAGTTCGACCGCGAGATTATAAATCAATGCACGTTGATACTCAGGCGGAAACGACATTTCGCTATCGAGACTACTTTCAACAGCCGTCACGATGCCCACAAAGCCAGTGCCCGCACCGACAATTGTTTCATCAAGCGTAAACACATCGCCTACTTTATACAATTCTCCGCCGCTTTGAATTTCAATGCCGGTGATAACGCCTGACATAATAACAACATTCGCAGTTGCAGACATACCAGTTAGCGATGTTCCACCAATCGCGCTAATACCAATAATGAACGAGCCAATGGCAGATGCAAATTGATCCTCGTTAAGATTTACCAATGGTACAGCGGCATATGTACCATCGGTGTAGCCACCGCCTTCGCCGCCAGTAGCTACTGCCACTGTGCTGATTGTTGTTGAGAAGCCAAGAGGGCTTTTCAGGATCAGGTGTATTTCATAGTCGGCGGTAGGAATAGGCCAGATAAACACATTGCCATAGGGAAACGCATTATCGTAGAAATATCGTGTCGGCCAAGAATTTAGAGTTTTCAATGAGATACGTGAATAATCTTCGTAGCTATACATTGGATAGAGAGGAAAACTAACTGGCGTGCTGCCACTATTCGGCTGAATGAAATAAGCCGCCATGATCTTGTCTGGTCGTAGCGTATTCCAATATTGACCAGCGCCAATCCGATTGGAAGCCTCGTTATTTCCAGGCATAGCAATATCGTAAAGCGAAGGTACAAGCCATCGCTTCACTTGCCATTGAGTTACCATATTCTGAAGTGCAGTAGAACCATCATTAATGTCTTCAGCGTTGAGCGTCTGGCCCAACCCAAGCACGCCAGCCATTTTCATGGCTTGTGTAATGATGTCCCGCTGTGTGGGCATTTATTTGCCATCCCATGCGGCCTTTGCCGCAGGCTTATCCGACTTCGAAGGCGGCTTCTCCGCCAATACCTTTTTTTCCTCGTCTTCGTCTTTGACCATCACCTGTTCAGGAAAATCGCTCTCGATAACCGTCGTCTTGCTTTCACCATTACGACCAAAATAAGTAGTCACACTGTCAGTGCGCTTTTTCCAAGGATGGTCAATGTACTTTGGGTAATTGGTGTGGCCGTACTCATTCTTAATATTCGGATCAATGCCAAATGCAGGGTGTGGATTGCGCACAGTATAGTGTGTTCCAACCTTCGCAGGATCATTTTCAAGGTCAGCGAGATTTTGTCGAACAGCCATTTTCTGCCTCTTTGTGCTTGTTCAGGTAGTCGATCATTGCGCGTATTAAGTCAACATTTTCTTGTACTCTACCTAGCATTGAATTGCATTTCCAGCAAAGCAGTCCTCTGACTTTACCTGTTTTGTGATTGTGATCTATAGCCAATTGTTTTATTTTTCCAGGAATGTTTCTGAATAAAGACGTTTCGGCTTTCCTGCATATTGCGCACAAATTGTTTTGCTCATTAATCAGTTCTATATATCGCGCATGATCTATTTCATATACCCTAAACTTATGATGATATTGTCTATAATGTATAAGACACAGACCGTGACCTTTTATTTTTGTCTCGCCACAACCTTCTACAGTACAAACAGCATAGACGCCTCGTTTAACAACCTTGTGCGTTCGTCCATATCTATGCATCCTCCACCAATGTGGCCGACACATTCCTTTGCCGTAAACAAGCTTACCACAATTTTCTACACTGCAAAGTGCTGTATTTTTAGGACGCGCCATTTATTTCTCCATTCGGGTCAACTGAAAGAGTTCAGTACGCGACCCGAATGGATATGTCAATGCAACCTGTAGGTTGTACTAGACCTTATCTGCAACTATCGCGAGCCATTCTGGTCTAATGTAGCGGAACCCAAACAAGACATCCATACGAGTAGCCAACTGATCGCTATTGGGCAAATACGGCGTAAGCATACGAATGCTAACACCATCGTAAACTGCCCGCGCCGCTTCTTGCACGGCTTTGGACGGCATGACAAGATCGGCAGTCGCCATTGTCACTGCTTTTTGGGTATACGCCAAGGTCTTTCTGTACACTTCGCTCGACTGCGTAACCAGCTTCATCTGCGCGCCGTTGATGGGCGACGCCGTTACTGTCTGGTACTGCACATACGCGCCAGTGACGCTATCGGGCGGGATCATGGCCGGGTAGATTGGAATCAGCGTGCCACTGGTCGCAACGTCAGCCGTCACAACAAATTGCTGGAGCGTACCATTCGACCGCTTGGTGACGCGGTTGACTGAGTTGACACCAGCGAAAGTAACGATGTCGCCCGCCTTCAGCGTGCCGGTGATCGCATTAACAAGAATCGTTCCACCAGTAACAGCAGTAGTCTGCGTGCCACCATTGACCGTGCCACCAGCCGAGAATGTGCCGCTGGTATGCTTGATGACCGTCTGGTCTTCGAACCAACGCTCGTAGCCAAGACCATTTTTCATCTGGCCAGAACGGAATTGCGCACTGATTTCCGTAGCCGGATTAAGCAAGCCAGCCAGCACATTGACTGAACGTGCATTGGAAATCGGATCGAGCACAATGCGACGGCTTTCGCCAGGAGTCGGCACAATGCTCAGCACAGCATTGCCTTGCAGATAGGTGTCCATCGTCGGGCTGATAATAGCACCCGTTGCACTTACGGCATTCAGAGCCGCAGAGCTATCGACATTGGAAACGAAGTTGGAAACGCCGCCTTCGCTGCCTTCCATAACAGTTGCAGCAACATCACCAACAAGATCATTCAGCATCGGCTGCAAGACGATTTCGTTGTAATCGTCTACCGACATTGTGCGCTCTGCCGTTGTGAAGCCAACATCCACGCCGTATTGGCTCGACACGGTAAGCGTTGTGTATTGCTCGTTGGTGCTCTGAATATTCATGGCAGGGCCATGGCGCACTGTATAGTCATTGGGCAAGCGAATGCGAAGCGTTTGCCCGATCTTCGCCCCATCAACAGCAAAGGCGCTGTCGTACTGCGTATCAATATTCATGATAAACAGATTGGAGTTTTTGAAAAGGCGTACTGCTTCTCTCGTTATCATATCGATGGTTAATAGACTGTTGCCAGCCATTGTATTAATTCCCTTTGGTTAATTGCGCGCAGTAATGCAGCGCAGATGAAATGGGTTTGGTGAAATGTCCGTTGCTCGACACGGACCATTTACGAGCTAGTCATGCACTTATGACGCCAATGCAGGGGCGAAACATCACGGCCTACAAAGCGGACCAGGGCGCTATAACATGTAGCTGTAGTCACATATTTGACGCGAAGTCAAGCAAAATTGTGCTAGACGATTGCCTTTGCTCTCTATCATGTGTGCCAGCGGATCATGACTGACACGCCTACCCTGCGAGCAACTCAGGCAACCTCTTTATAACAATGACGCTAGCACGCACCAATTGGAGTGCAGGATCGACAAGCTAAACCATACATTACTATTTCAAATTTATACGACCATTCGCACGCTTCTTAGCAACATCGGCATTCCGCGCCTGTACGTATTCGTCCATTTCAGAACTGGTTAACGTCTTCTTACTCGCTAGGATGGCTAGTCGATCACCACCAGCCGACTTGCCGCCCAACGGCTCGGGAGGATCAGGCACTTTCGAAACTGGCTTTTGTTTCGGTGTTGAAAGCTTGGTTGACAATTTTGCCAATTCCAGACCAAGCTTGATATGCCGATTTTTTAGCTTATAGATATCTTCAGCATCATCGGTATTCTTGAGCAAATGCGCCAGCACTAGATGACCATTATCAATATCACCCAATGCCTCAACAATTTCAGCAGGCACAGGCTCGCCAATATCATCTTGCGCCGCTTCAATCAAACTGTCCATCTGCTTATTATTCAGCTTCAAATGCTTCTGCGCACCTTCGACCAGCTTTTCAACAGTTGAATTAAATTCCTTGATTCGCATTTCGCGTTCAGCTTTTGCCGTCGCGCGGGCTTCAACGTCTTCCTCAGTTAATGCCTTGTCTGGCTTAGCTTCTAGCCGTCGCAGTAATTCCTTTTCGCGCTTCTCAGCTTCGCGCCGTCGCGTTTCTTCACGCGCGATTTTCTTTTCCGCACGCTCCAATTTTTTCTGTAACTTTAATTCTTCCTTATCCTCATCTTTGATATCGTCTTTGTTATCGTCCTCTTTAGCTCCATCGCCGTCCCCTTCGCCTTCTTTTTCTTCTTCGCTGCCTTCGTCTTTTTGTTCATTTTCTTTATCGTCGTCCTTGTCTTTGGCTTCAACTTCCTTATCGCTGTCATCATCGTCTTTAATATCGACTTTAGTCACAACAACCTTCGCGCGCTCTGCCTCTACAGCAGCTTTACGCTCAGCAGCAGAATCGGCAACATTCTTGTCATCTTCGCTCATTTTAGACTCCTAGAAATTTGGCGATAGTATCAATCTTTTCGTGATCTTTTGCTGCATTCAGATTTGAAACAGCACTGATAATTTTTCTAATTTTGAATGCATACGTTGCAGATTTATGCAGCGTATCGACCATTTCCTGTGTAGCAGGCACTAGTTTATCTGTACTGCAATCATACATTTGAATAGTTTCGCTCATTTTAAGCCTCTATTTTTCAACTCTTGTTCAAGATCAAGCAAATGACCCATAAATAGCGGATTGTCAAAGTCAATTTTTTCATGCCGTTCCTTGCGCCGCTTTGCAATCTCCACAGCCCGACTCCAGCCAGCCGCAGTTAGCTTGCGATATCGCGCCAGCAATTCATCATTGGTCAAACTTTTAGTTTCCATTATCATTTTCTCATAACAGAAATAATCAGTGTGTTGCATTACTTGCCCCACCATCTGCGACTAATAATTGGATTACGCGCAATCATCGCCGCAGCACCAAGCACGATAACTTCCTTAGTAGAAATAGTTTTTGCAATCACTTCTGCCCTTGTCTTAATTATCCAATCATTAGGAAGTCTAATTCGTAAGGTGCTGCCAATCTTTGCACCATTAACTGCAAATAAATCATCGTACTGCGTAATAAAAGAGTTACTATTTTTCCACATAGCAACAGCTTCTCTAGTAATCCTATCCAAGTCTTGATGCGTAGACATCAATGCCTCTTGGCCTTAAACGCACCTGCGTAATCCGTAATCGATCTCTTATCCTGAATAACCGAAGGCAATTCCTTTACAGGTATTACCTTAGCAATATCAATATCAGGCAATGCATGATTGGCAGAAGCATCAGCTAACGACTGCGCCATAGGATCATTAATGCGTTCTTGCAATGCCTCAAATATTTCTTCCTTTTGCTCTACACTGATCGAGGGATTGTTAAGCTGTTCAAGCAAATGACGCACTGCGTGAGGTACGAACTTTTCAAGATTGTTAAGTGCGTAAGCACGCGCATTCTTATGTCGTGACTTTAACCCCTGACTACGACCGACCTCATAAAATGTCGCTGCCAATTCAGCAGCAACATGCTCAATCAGGTTTAGTTTAGGAACAGTTGGTTTCATCACACACTCGTCGGCAAATAGATGCAATAAAGCGTATAGATCATGCTCGGCACATTTGGACGAAAACAGGCATGATATCTTTCGTCTTTTGATTTCCGCCAACGTGCCTTTTCATAATTCAAAATATGACCTAGGTCTTTGTAAATGACAATCGGATTATTCAATGCGTCCGTACCAAAATTCACATCTTGATCTAGCACCGGATGGCAGTCTTGCTTGTTACAACAATCATTATCGTACCAATCAGGTATTCCCTTCGTGCCATGCTCATGCTCTTGCGCCGCAGCCCGATACGAATAGAATGCCAAAACAAGAGCCAAAATAAAGGCGATAGTTAGCATCAGCACTCTATCGGCTATTGAATGGGTCATGCGCCACCGGAGTTAAACGATTTGCGTCATTGCCAAACTTCTTGCGCAGTGAACTGATTATGCCAAACATGTCGCCTATCGAGCCTTCGCTAAACTCAATTTCAGATGGCTTCTTACCAGCTTTCAGTTGTTTATTGATATCTTCCTTCAACATGCGTTCCATCATTGGCCATTGTGCGATCCACGCTGCCGTTAATGGTCCGTTGATATGAGGATAATTGCGACTGCCAAGAAAAGCAAGCCACTCGGCGGCTTTTCCAGCACCAACCGCAACGGCCTTCAAACTGCCCACATCAGCACCCGGCTTCACAGGCTGAAGGGTCATGCTTTCATATTGTTCCTTCGTGAAGATTGGCATTAGCTGATTGCCGTCTTTGTCCTGATGAATAGGCAAGCCGCTGGCTTTCAGCAATCCGCTTTCGCCGTACTTCGCCGGATCGAATTTGGCAAACTTACTGCGCACTGTTGACGGGTCGAGTGTGATGTAAACGGTTTGCGGTCCACGATCAACACCATTGTTATCTATAACATTTTTAAGTACAACACCCTTTTTGCCTAATTGCTCTGCTTCAAAAATAGCATGTTTATTGGCATATTGCCAATTGGAACCTTTAGCGTCAAATACGTGATAATCTTTAGTATTCAATTTAAGAGGCATTATTTGACTACCGAGCGCATAGTCGTCGGCAAGTTCAGGATTAGAAGTTGAAAATAATTCACTGCCAACTCGTTTGTCAATCCAAGCATTAGCCTCTGCCTCACTCTTGAACTTAGGACTAATAGTTCTTCTATTAGTTGTATCCCATACCGAAAATTCATACCCATCACGATGGATAGCATACCCCGACTTAGGCTCTACTTCTGTGCCTCTAAAGCCTCTTGTTCCATGATAAGCATCTGTCGTAAACGGATTGCTCTCAACTGGTGTTAGCTTCACACCATGCTGTTTTGCCAATGCAGATAGCGGCGCATTAGCAGAAGTGTCAGACATTAGCTGCCCCGTTAGCGCATTGCGAAGATGTTTACTCGTGTCAAATATAATGTAACTCGTTTTATCTTTAGCATTTGCTGTTTCGCCAGGAGATGTATTCGTATACTTGATGCCCGCATATCCATTATCCTGAGCATCTTTTTTGAATATTTCAACAGCTTTCGCACGGTCAGCAACCCTATATGGCTTGCCACCAAAATTACTTATAAATCTGTCAAGATCATAATCAGGACCATCTGTAGGCAAAGTAACCTTCTTGCCAGCAACCATATCGTTTGCTAATTTTACTGCATCTTCTTTTGGCACAGCCCTCGCATCTTCTAAATATCGAGCTAATAGCTCAGGGTCTTTTTCAAACGCAGTTTTCATAACCATTCGTTCAATTTTAGTTTGATCAAACGCACCTTTAACTGGATCGGCATTGAGAAATTTAGCATCATGCGGAATGGTAACAGGATAGACCCCACCGGCAGCGCCCTCAACTTTTCTACCAAAGCTAAACTCCGACTTACCTGTAAACGTATTAGCTATCTCAGGGTCTTTAGCAACATGAGTGCCTAGCATTCTATCAATCATATAGTCTTCATCAGGCTTTTTGAACTTATCAAATCCGGGCGTCTTAGTCCCGTGATAAGCACGTTGCTCTGTAAACGGATTATGCTCGACACGGCTCAATGCTGCTAATGGCGCACCAACCTTGCCAGTATCGGCAAATAGGCTGAAGCCCTTGCTTAGTGCAGCGTCGCGAAGTTGTGGCGTAATGCGGAGGACGTGGATTGGTTGTTTTGGCGTGCGTTCTCCTGCAATTTGCTGTTCTAAATTGGCCTTGGCTTCCGCCTCAGTATCAAAATGAAATCCTTTCGAATTATACTCATTGCTCTTAACCATCCATTTGCCGCTAACAGTTTGATCAGGTGGCGTTATATGCCATCCTTTTGGATTGGTTTCACCTAGATTGCTCTCCTCCACCTTCCCGCCAAACTTCTTAGCCAAGGCATTCATCTTATCAACAACCATTTTGTCGTAGAAGGCTTTCATTGGAGCACTGTTCATTACATAGCCTTTGGCGTCGATATTGCCTTCGCCTTTCTCCATGATCTGACTAGCAATATCTTTGCCTAATACAGCATCTAATTGCTTGCCTTGCAATTCGCGTCGGCCACCTATAATTTTTCCTTGCTTATTGACAGTTAGAATAATTTCAGTACCACTAGAAGGCGTAACTAAAATCTGTTTTGAACCATCTGGTGAAACTTTTCCATTCTCTTTATTATGCCAGTCAACCGCATTCAGCTTTTGCCTAATCTCATTCTGATATCGCAATGCCTGCGCTTCCCCAGGCGTCCAGCTAATCGCGTCCTTACCTTCCTCTGCCGCTTGTCGAATAATTCGCTTAAGAGCTAGATCAGGCCAATTCTGCTTGAATGGGAAGTCAGGCACAGGCTTCGCATCACCGGCCTGTTCAGCTTCAATCTTACTATACCGCTTATAGACTTCGGCTTCTGCCTTGGTAATCACGCCTTTATCCATTGCCATCTTCAATGCGTCATCAAGCTCTGGATTAGCTAGAATGCTTTCATCTGCCGTATCCATCAACTTTTTATCAATCTTGACAAACTCAGGCTCAAGCTTTTCTAATTCGCCAACATACCCTTGCTTGCGTCCTGCTTGATGTAAATCGGATTGGATTTCTTCGACGTGAAGGGAGTTCAATGGCTGATTTCGACCACCAGCAACAGGCGGAATAACCCGCTCATTAGTGCGAATGTGGGCAAGCACATTTGGTTCTGACCAATGGGAGGATGTGAATGTATCTGAAATTGGATTATTCGTAATTACTTCTCGATAACGCTTTGCAAATTCCTTATCTGGCCAATCTGATATTCTATCTCCATATCCTCTACGATCAGCTTCGGCGCGTAACTTAGCCGCTTCGCTACGAGTATTCTCAGGCAACGTCAACAAATGCTCGCGATAATTCTCGCCACCTGGGAGTTGGTATTGAGCGAACTTAGGGCCAGACATAATTTCGCCGGTAGTATTCTGACCTCGCTCATATTCAGTAATCAACGCCTTAATCTCGTTTAATGTTTCTGGCCTACTCCCTGTATGAACATTCAAATTACCCGCAACTGTTCCTGGCTTGTCCTGACGCATCTCCAAGACTTCATAATGTCCAGAACCGGCATCCCTATCTGCATCATATATTTTACCAGAGCTAGACTTAATTTTTAGACTATGTGCGCCATCTTCTGTAGTATCAGAAATAACTTCGTATTTAGGAACATCGCGAGTTCCCTTCGTTACCTCCTTCAACTCCACCTTATGCGACTGCACAAATTGCTCTAGCTCTGGCTTGGTGATCTTACCCGCAGGCAATTCATGCAACACCCAATCCAATTCCTCCTGCTTAACCCCAGGCTTATTGCGTATTTCACCTAGCCATTGCTCAGCAGTTGCTACCTTGGTCTTGCTTTCGGTCACAGCGCGTTCGACCGCTGAGTAGAAGCGAGGTGCAGGCTTGGCTAATGCGGAGAGGGGCGCAGTAGCCGCTGTATCTGCGTGCGCCATCGCCTTTTCGCCAGTGCTCGCAAATGAACCACCACCCATCAATCCCGCCGTATCCTGCGCACGCTCAATCAATTGCTGAGACGTATGACCAGTGGCAGGATCAATAACGGGCACTTCGCCAGTAGCCACATCATGCGGCAGCGTGAAGCCGCTTCTAACCAATTGTTCCGGCCATGTTTGGTATCGTTCTTGGCCAATGCCAAGTAGCCGCTTACCCATCTCGCTAGGGCCAACGCCTTTGCCACTAAGAATATCGCTAAGCCTGCCCACACTCTCCCGCATTGCAGGAGCAAATACCAAAGGATTATCTTGCGCTTTTAATTGCGCATCCCAGCCAGGACGATATGTGTGGACGTGTCCAGGCAATGATCTATTGCTGTTAGTATTAGAAGACAAGCTGGCTACATAATCCCGCAATTCGCGGTCATCATCGCGCTGCTGAGTTGCAGGATTTAACCCAAACGTCCCTGGTGCAATATTAGAAAAATCAGTAGGAACTTCTACAAGCTTGCCACTTTGCCAACTCGCAGGACCAGTTGTGTTTAATTCACTTGGTAGCGACGGCGCAGAGCTAGGCAAAGGCAAACCAGCCTCGTCGTAATAATCGCTATAATCGCCAAGCCGGTTAGCCATTTAGCGGTCATCCGGTACAACGCATTTCGCCAATAATTCCTGCATATTCTTCTGAGATGCAAATATCATTTCCATCTGTTTATTGCGATATTCCTCTGCACTATTATAGATAGACCACAATGTCACTAGAAGACAAACATTCATTATCACTAAAGCAAGCGATAGTGGCTCAGACTTCATTGCCTCCATAAAGCTATTTGCTGCCTTACCACCTTCTTCAATAGCACCCATTATGCCCCGGCCTCAACACGCGCCCACTGACCGGGGGAATGTTCTATGTAGTGCCGCCCATCAGGAGCAAGCTGCGATCCCGGCATTGAAGGCACGTCAGGCTCGTTTTCCGCCTCACCAGTAACGCCATTTGCCGCCCCTGCAGCAGAGGTAGCGCCCTCGCCTTCCGCAGGCTCAGGCGGCAGTTGGATAGGCGTTCCGCCTTCGTGCGGCCCAGGCCCTGGCGCAGGCGATCCCTCGCGCAGCATATCTGCAATCAATTGCTTGATCACCGGCTGGATTTGCTCCATCGACATTCCCGGCCCAGCATTGCCCAGTGCCGTTATGCGTTTCGTTTCAGCATCGTAATCGCCACGCGCTTGTTCAGCGCCTTCCTTGCGGAATGCCAATTCTAGCTCATGCTCTTTGCGCTCCAGATCACGTTGCTTATCGGCCAACTGTTGCTTTGTGGCACCCAATTCGCCAGTCAACTTCTCAATATGATCACTAGCCTGATGCATGAGTTGCTGCACACGCGGATCATTGGTTGGGTCTTGTTCACCCAACACATTCGGCGGCAAGAACTTCTGTGCCCTTTCAGCCATATTGGCAGCTTCGGGGAAATCAAGTGTCTTAAACAAGAAGTCGGCATACCGCTCCATAAAGGTCTTATCGCCAGCCGCTAACTGCGTCAATGCCGCAGCCGCTTCCATACGCTTTGTCGCATAGGATGGCCCTGTATCAGACTGCACATCGTACATGCCAATATTCGGATTGAAAATAATCTCTTGAACCGTCTTATTTTTATCCTTCACTGGCCCATTCGGATTATCAACCTTCTGCATAGGTTGCTGTGCGTCAGGATCAATCGTCACGTCCATAATCTCGCCATCGCTGGCGGTAATTCGCATGACGCGCTTAACGTCATAAACCTTTGGAATAAGATCAATTAGTATCTTGCCTTGGAAGCGAATGGCAATTGCCTGATTATCAATAAAATGGTAAGTCGCGCGATCACCTTGACGCTGGCGAGCATTGATCGCAACGCCTGATTTGGCATTCTCCGCTTCACCGAATTGCGCTTGATATTGGCCAGAGGCCATCATCATTTCATTTTGGGCAGTTTTTCTCCCTTCGGCGTAAGCAGGCGAAGGCATTGGCGGCTGGGGACGTGATGGCGACGGAATAGGATCGCCATTTTCATCTATATGCTCATACGGCAAATAGGCATGATTCTTAGTATTAGCTGTCTCCCAATATTGAATATTCTCTCCAATTGCCGCACTTGGTGTAAGCCAAGGCACTTTCGTCTGCAATGCGCCAAATTCAGCATCGGCTGATGTATTGTAATTATACATCTGCTGCGCATTGATTAATGCGCGCGTATGACCCTTGCGGTCTAAAACACCGTCAATAACCGTTTCCGTGCCAGGAAGCCGAATAATTGGAATATACTTGCCAAGCCAATCGCCTTCCTCAACAACCCAATCGCCTGCAACCTTATACCACTTAATCTTGTCCGTCAGTACCTTGCGCTCGCGGTACTGATAATGTTCGCGTGTCGCCTTATTCCGCGACACTTCCTTATAAAGCATCTTCTCCATATCGTTCAAAAGGCTAACGCGCTTTTGAATTTGCATACCGTCATCAGTGACAAACGAAATCAGTTTATCTTTTTGCTGATCCTTGCGGTAATACAAACACAAGCGAATATGGTTTTGCGTAATCCACTTGTCTTGACCGGAAAATGTTGCACTTAGCGTTCCGGTGCCCACAACTGATACATACTGTGGGTATGTCTCGGCAAAGACCGACTTTGGCACATCTTCAAAGATCAGACCCCATCGAGCATCACTGCCGTCAACCTCATTAATGTCAGGATCGAGATAAACGCTACGTGGGTCTTTAATGCGCTTGATTTTGATTTCTTGATCAAAGCTATCAATACTGATTGGCTCAATAACCGTCTGCCAATAGCCGATACCTGCTTCAACCGCCCATGTTACAGCGTTGTCGTAAACATTTTCCGCACCCGAAATGTATTCAATATGATAGACAATCTCTTGAAAGATTTGTGCGGCTTCATAGGTTGCTTCGTCGCCAACAGGCCGAATGCGTACACCCGGCTTATTCTGCTTGGCATCATTAATAATCATCAAATTGTGCTGCTGTGCTTTATTCACAGTCAGACACGGACGGCCATCACGATCAGCTAGAATATCCTCGTCCCATTGATACTTGTTATGGCTATCGCCATTGGCAAACTTATAATCATAATCAAAACGTGATCGCGCTACACTTTCCCAATCGCTGCCATAGGTTAAATCAGTCTTGGCCTGTTTGACAATACGTTTCTGCGCTTCGGTTTGCTCCGGTGGAGCAGAAGCGTCATTGACGATTTCAGCAACATCTTCGTCAGTAGCCATTAGGCTATCCGCCCATCCAATTATTTCCAGTACGATTAATTGTTAAAACGCGACCACTCGAAATTAGCTTAGGCTGTTTTTTCTTCATCGCCTGTTCCGGCTTCAAATGCAATGCCATTGTTTGCCAAGCGTCAGCACCATGCGAATATTCGTTATGTTTTGGGTTTAATGAAAATTTACCATTCTCGTCAACATCATATTCATAACGGCACAGACATTGCCAGCCGTCACCTGTGTTTTCCTCGTCAAAATTGCACAAATCAAAAATCTGCCGACCCGCGCGAATGCCGAGCACCTTTTGCGAAACACGCGGCACAACGCGCACTTTGCCAGGATAAGAGCCTAGCATGATACGCTTAACACTGCGGCTTGCGAGTGTCTCATTATCCGCGTCATGCGGCAGATAGTGAACACCATAGTTGTACTTACAGCTTTGTAAATACTCGATATAATGCGCTAACTTTTCGAGCCGATTTTGATAGAACTTGATCAGATTGTATTCAACGCCAACTTGCTGCACAAACCAAATCGAAGTGTAGTCATCGTGGCCCAAATCCCAAAACGTGTTAACTGGTCGCGACGGATCATACTCAACCTTACCGCGACGGCCTTCTAGCAAAACCTTCTTAATCTCTTTCGCGTAAATCGCACCCGTCAATGTCTGCCGAATATTGCCTTCCCACACATGAAGCCATTCGTCTTCGTCAGCTACTTTCATAACCTCCATTTCAATTCGGCTATCATTTGGCAAGAACGGATTGTCATTCCAATTTAGCTTCATTACGTGCGAATAGCGTTCTTGCTCACCTTTATCATTGGTGATAAACTCAGGACACCACTTATCGCGCTTTTTCACAAACCGCTCGTAAACTTCATCCGTATCCAATTCAGGATTGAAAGAAATCCAAATTTCCGGCCCCTTGCCGAATGGTCCGCCTTGCTCACTCGTATCGCCTTCTAATCGACCAAGCCCGCGAATAGTTGGCGGCAGCTTTGTCCACGTTGTCTTTGAAGTATTGCTAGCTTCTTCTACCCATGCAATATCAATTCGCGCCATCGACTTGATTGAATTAATCTGATAGCGCAAACCAGAAAAAATAAACTCAGAGCCAGTCTTTAGCGAAATGATAGTCGTTTTCTGTATGTCAAATTCGTTTTCAAAGCCAAGATCAATAATGCGATTTTTCAATGTCTCGTAAACACTTTCATCAATTGACTTCTGTAGCTCACGAAAACAGGCAATGCGCAGCTTGCGTGAACGCGCAAGAATGATCAGAGCTAGCGCAATTGTCTCAGTCTTGCCAGCACCGCGACCACCATATAACACCTTGTATCGCGCGGGCGAGTTGATTAGAAACAGTAAATTTTCAGGATACTTGATTTGCATATGTCATCACGGCGGCGCGAACTGCGTCATGTCGGTGCCGGTAGAATAGCGTTGTATTATTGTCTCAGCACCGTATGGGACATAGCGATCCCAGTTTTGTTGCCCACTACCGGCATCACACGTAGCCGTTGGTAACGCCCCAGCAGGAATATCAGTTATATAATTAGTATTTCCGCCGCCCTGTGTAATATCCGTGATTGTGAACGTGTGCCCAGCATTGCAGGTTGTAGAACCGAATGCAAAACCCAAAAAGTATTTCTTCCCAGGAACACCCCAGGTTAGCAAATTCCCCTCTACAGCACTGTCGGCAATAGTGAGTGTACCAGCATTATCCCAAGTAACAGACGCTTTTGGCATGTTACAATTTGAAAGAGCACCGCTAGCAATTGATGAATAGGATATACTGAATGCATTATTATGCCCATAGCAATTAGTTCCAAGAGTTAGCGCATGAGATTGAACTGGCTGCGGAAGAACAGAATTTCTAACTGTTGTATTCTGTCCTGTTCCACTGAGAACGCCGTTAAAAAGATCAATTGTATAATCTATGGGCGAAGCACTCTGACCAAGAATAAATCCTGTTACATTTGACAATTGCATAAACTCAATAATTTTGTCTGTTTCCATTGCTGAGCTAACACCACCAGCAAGCGGTGGCGAAGAAAGCGTACTAACTTGGGAATTGAAAATCCACATCTTTCGCGAAGTTGATGGCGCAGGACCATTCGCTGATCCGTTAGACAAAAGAGATTGTTGAAATTGCACATCATAAATAATTATTTCTTTTCCGCTCAAAGGAACTTCGTTATTAGCTGTTGTAGGTGCCCATACTAAACCGTATATTGCAATCAGACTATTAAAACTTGGCCCCATTTTATAAATTGTCGCAGGACCACCATAATTAGCTGATGGTGGAGAAAACGCCGAATAGTTTGGCCATGTGGATTTGTAGTCAAATCGAAGTGCGCTATCCAACGTGATCGTCGTTCCAGAAATTCCTGTAATTACATGAAATTCATAAAACTGAAAATTCTGCGGATATCCAGAATTTTGCATATTGAGACCAGTAACACAAATCCAATCTCCAATCGAAAACTTACTCTCCCCTCCACCAAGAGCCGTAACGGTTAATGATCCGGCCGATACTGTTGCAATGCGTGAAACAGTTGTATCATTTTGTCCAAATGACTCACCAACTACACCCCATAAATTGGCAAAGGCTCCGTAGGCCCACACAACAGCATTGTTAATACTTTGTCCGTATACAAATCCTCCGCTACCGCCGATAGTAGTATCCACATTAAAAGCATTAGTCGCCACAAAACGGCACTTTGATCCTGGCGGAATATAAAGAACGGCGCGTGTCGGATTTCCAGCAAGACCAGCGGCATCCCATGCTTGCAATGCCGCAGTATCATCAGCAACGCCATCACACGTCGCATTGAATGCGCCCGTTGGGCATTTACCAGCAACGGTTGCGGTCAAGCAATAGATATTGGCACCAGGGTAATTGTTAGGATCGAAAACCTGCGACGAGCCGCCACGGCCGCCAGCATGAGTTGCGCTAGCGATCACCATACATGCGAGGGCAACAATCCATCGAATCATCAAAACCCACCGCGTGTATGTTGATTAGTGCTCATCTGAGAACTTTGTGTCGTATTGAATGCTGAGAGCCACAAGCCCACTTCACGGAATTGGCCGGTGAACGAATTGCCCGCAGGGCTGCAAATACCAAGAAATACGCCGGTAATCCCATTCGTACCTGCGCTGCCTGTATTTGGAGTACCATCAACATTGGTATCTGATGACGCCCCATTAAGTACGTATTGCAAAGAGTGAAATGAACTATCTGCTGCTGTGGCATTAGCTACTCCGCCAGCGTAGTTGAATAGAGTATTTGTACTATTTGCCCATCCAACCTGAAAACTGAAATCCGACATCGCAAAAATCATTCCAAATGATGTCGTCGCCGCGTTTCTATTCGCTACTGCTGAAACCGTATATGGCTGTGCCTCAGTAGATTGTTGCGATGGTGTAGAAAGTCCTTGCGTACCAGAACACGCCATACAATTCTTGGTGCTACCAGTGCAGCCAGAAATATTGTATGTCGGACGACTTGCTTCTGTCGCTTGTTCCGCAGCGCAATCCGTCGGACCAGCGCCTCGTGTACAAGAATTAGCGCCACTTTGATCGTATAGCGTCTTGACAGTGCAACTTACTGCGCAAGTCGTAGAAAGTGCTTGCAAGGTTTCATTAATAACGCCACCAGTCGAACAAGTCAGTAGTGTATGAGTAGCATCAGCAGGAGCATAAATATCAGCAACATTTCCAGTATAAGCAGATGTATAGCAATCTAAACCCCAGTAGCCATAGGCTCCACTAACGATATCGCCCGCACCAGAAAACGCTG